TTTGTTCATGTGTTGTTGCCATTTTACTTCTCCTTAGTTTGATAACATCGCTGTTTTACGAGCAATTTCGTTGCGAATCTTTGCTTTGTTTTTCTTTTGCTGTGTCTTTTCCAGCAAAGCTTCTAATTGAGTAACGTTTAGTGGACCCAATCTAGGTTTTCCTGTACGGGTCTGCATTGGATTAGCTACCTTTTTAACTGCCATAATTCTCTCCTATACTTTATATATTATGATACATCAACGTCGGTATTATATGTGGTAAAACCATTTTCCTTAACCACTGTAAGGATATTGTTTACTCGTCCTGCTAACTCATCTTTGTGTGAAACTAGCCACACACTCTTGTTATTGTCACGGGTCATTTTCTTAAGAATCGCTAGAGCGTTCTCTACACCACTAGTGTCCATACCACTATCTACTAACTCATCAATAAACAATAAGTTAATAGGTTGATATAGACTTTCCCATACATCACGGAATGCCCATGATAGTGATAATATTAAACGATTACGTTCACCGCGACTCAGATTGTCAAAGTCTAGTTCACGACCCAGTTCTTGAATTTCTACATTTAGGTCATTTAAGAATTTAACTTCATGCGGTAAGCCAATCTTATCTAAGTAATAGCTTAGTCGAGCATTCAGGTAACTCAAGTTTTGATCAATGATACGTTTACGGATGTACGAATCTTTGTTGGTTAATAGTTTATACAAGAACTCTTGGTGATCACGCACTCGAGATAATTCATTCATAGTAGTGTAATCTATTTCTGCAAGTGCAGTGTGACGCATCTCTTCAATTTGCTCAGTGTAGGGATCTTGCTCAACACGTTTAGCTTCTAACTGAGTTTGTAAGTTAGCTACAGTTGAACGATGATGAATAGCATCTTCTTCTTTGTCGTAGAATACTCTAGGTTGTGCACCTAATTCACCTAGTTCTGTCAGTGCATCATTATTTTCTATTAACTGTGTCTGTGTGCTCAGATACTGTAGTGCAGCTTCTTTAAGTGAAGACTCTTTTGCAGACAATACCTCTTCATGTTTACTATCGTGCATAGTCTGCCCGCAAGCATAGCACTTGTGTTCTTTAAGATCAGCAACTTCTGCTTCAAGTTTAGCAATTTGTTTTTCTTCTTTGGCCATGTCTTGCTCACAGCGTAAGATTAGTTTTTTGATATCATCAATGTCTTTGCGTTTTTGATTCCAAGCAGTTAAATCCTTGTGGGCTTGTATTTCTGCGTCAATGTCTATATGTGCTAGTTGTTCAATTGCAGACTCTAACTTGGCTACATCTTCAGCATGTTTATCCTGCCACATTTTTTGTCTACGCTCTAGGCTGACAATCTGCTCTTCAATACGCTTGTTAGCATCCTGTATGGCTTTGATGTTAAATTCTTCTTGTTGTATAGCGTCACGTGTGGCTTTTTGTTGTTCTTTAAGTGCTTCTGCTTTTTCACTTAGTAGAGTAATACCTAGTAACTGCTCAATAATAGCACGTTGGTCACCTGACTTAAGACTTAGGAATGGTTCAGTGTAGGTGTTAAGTGCTACAATGTGCTTGAACATGTCGTGACTCATGCCTAGCAAGCGTTCTATTTCTTGCTGTGTTTCACGACTGTCACCTTGACTGTTGTCATCTTTAGATTCTTGTTCTTGATCACCGATGTAAAATTTTAATACATTACTCTTGCGACCACGCTCAATCTTGTAGTCTATGCCATTGACTTCAAACTCAATAGTAACTAACATGTTCTTGGCGTTAGTTTTATTGATCAAGTTATCTTTACGAATATTAGTTAAGGCGTTACCATATAAGGCATAGCTCAGTGCGTTAATGATAGTGGTCTTACCTGTACCATTACGTGCCCCACTGTCGTCACCACCTAGGTCAATATTTTCACCTAAGACCAAGGTAAGGTCTTGGCGATTAAAGTTAACTGCCTGTGTAGCATTACCTACACTCATAAAGTTTTTAACTGTTAGGTGTTTTATTCTAAACATTAAGGTCCTTGGTTATTACAAAATTTCTAATAGGGTTGTCCTTTAAAGCAAACTGTTGTTGTACTATTTTTAGATCTTCGTCTATGTTATCATATGAAACGATTTCGCAAAAAAAATTTCCAATATCAAGTTGAACTAATATTTTTTGCAACCAAATTAGTATGTCTGACGGGTAATCATCAAACATTTTAATTAAAGGGGCCTGACAAAAACAAATAATTCTTTCATCGTCATTAAATTTTTCTTTGTACAACGGGTTTAACAAATCATACAACTCTTTTTCTGATGTTATAAGAGTCAAATCAATAATTTTTAAAATTTTGTTGTTCTTGTAAATTTTGTAAACAAGGTCAATCATAGGTATCTATAGATATCTAATAGCAGTTTAGGATCATAGTGATCACTGTTAATGTTGGTTAAATTATTTGTTACAATAGTATCAATACTTTCAAACTGTACATTGCCTAGGACAATATCCTGTCCTATGTCTGTTTTCTTAGCAGGAATTAAAGTTAATTCACGTAGATCGTACTGACCTACAAAAGTTTCTTTGATAAATGTTGCTTCTTCGTAGGTAATATCAATGTCAATATTAACACGAGTGTGCATACCTTTTAACAACAAGGTGTCTGGAGTGCGTAGTACATCACTTAGATTGTACACACGATATCTAGGTTGTTCTGTCCACGAATGATATTTGGGTTCTTGACCCCACTCTAAAACCATCATGCCACGCTCATCATCTGCGGCATCAGCATAGTTATGTGGGAAACAGTTACCAATGTAGGTAATGTTCTTGTGTGTTTGACGTTTATGGAAATGTCCGCTGAATACATGATCAATATGACCAAAGTCCTCACGTTTAAGTTCACCGTGATCTGGCATCTGTACCATAGCATTCATATAGAAGTGCGGCAGTTCAAAATGTCCAAACATGTACTTGGCATTTAGTTTGCTAATTCGTTTGTGATCGTCACCAACAAGCCAGGGAGCAATAACCACATCGCCCTCTGAGAACCAGTCATTAACGATTCGTACATTAGGAAGATGTCTTGCCCATTCCACACTTTGTATATCTCTCTTATCACGATAATATAAGTCATGATTCCCAGGAATGAAATAAACACAGTCAAAGGCATCATTTAGTAACTCCAAAGCACGTAGACTATAGTTGAGGGTAACGATGTTAATTGCCGCACGGTTGTTATGCCAGTCGCCTAGGAATAGGCAAGTTTCACAGCCTTCTTCTTTGGCTTTAACAATAAACCACTTGATAAAGTTTAAACAATCGTCGTTGTGTGTTTGGCTGTTTGATTTTAATCCAAAGTGTATGTCAGTACACACAGCCGCTTTTTTAAATAAGTTTGCCATAGTAATTAGTATAACAGCCTTTGTTAATTAAGTTCAATGATTTTGAGTAACCTTGTTTTACTTGCCTGTTGCTTTACTGTGTTTTCCCAAGTTAGATAAGCCATAAAATCAACTTTTTTATTGATGTCCATTATTTCTTTATGATTGAGGCCTAGAGATCTCATATCTGCATACAATGTAAAGTATGTATTAACTTTGGCAGCATTGGCTTTGCGATTAAACTCTTTGGCTTGTTCTAAAGTTACTCCAGCATTATTGACCCAATCTGATTCGTTAACAAAGGTGTAGCCATACTTAGAATGGTCTCGACCAATAATACTAATTTTATCTACTTCTTTAGGTACAGATTGAATATTTTCTAACTCTAACCAATGCCATATAACTGCATGAATAAGATCTGTAGTTTGAGTCCATTGATAAGTTTCTTCTAAACTTTCTAGAGTCTCATTAGGTAGACCGGCTATGAAAAAAGCATGAATTAAAACCTCGTCCTGCCAAATAGTTTTAAGCATTTCTAATGTTTCAAGTATGCGTTTTTTGCCTAGACCTTTGCCTACTCGTTTGCCTGCACGATCGCTGAGTGTTTCAATACCTACGCTACAAGCACGCCATCCATCTGCTAGCAACATTTCTGCTTGCTCAGGATGATTCCATAGTAAATCTAATCTTAGGTAACCAGCAAGTTCAGGTTTGAACGGTAGTTTACTCCAGCAGTTTTCGTGTAAATCTCGAACCTTGTCATAATTGTCATTATAAAGGTCGTCCATTATTACAAATTTAGTATTGCCGTATAGTTCGTATTGCTTGATTAATTCTTCTCGTAAGAAATTAGCATCAACATAGTTATCAGTTACACCTTTCATATCGTAATTGCAAAATGCACATTTAAATGCACACCCTCTGGCAATTTCAATAGGCAACCATTCATTAGAATCTACATGATCAGACTCTGAGTATTTTACAAAACTATGTTTAAAATCATTGTAATCATAATGTGCATTACTAGGCAAGTTATCTGAACTAAAATTATTCTGATGAAATCTTTTTGTAATTTCTAAAACAGCACTCTCTGCATTGTTTTTTATATACACCGCGTTAGGGTGTAACAATGTAGGTACAAAGTATTCATTTCTATTAAGTTGACTACCACCAAATAACAGTTGGCAATTATTGTTATATTTTTTAGCCTCTGACCATATGCTGTCAAACATTTCTTTAGTATAGATGCAACCATAGACTTTGCTGCGCTGATCGTGTTCAGTGTAAAACCAACCTAGTATCGGAGCATCAATTAGTAAATCAGATGAAGAGTGCCACTGTTGATAATAATTGTCATCACGGACTCCGCTGAGCCAATTAGTTGTAAAACCTATCCATAGTAACTGATCACTGGCAAATTTATCAAATACCTGTTGGTATCCTTTTTTAGTCAGCGCAGTGCAATTAGGAATTACTTGAACAGTAAATCCGTGATCTTGTAAGTAGGTTGCTAATTTGTAAGGCCCGCACGTACGATTATACCAATAAATGTCGTGTGCGGTGCCTGCAAATAATATTACCTGAGGTTTACTCATCAGCACCCCAACCACCGCCACCCCACTCGCCTTGACGAGTATAACTAGGTGTGTAGTTGTTTAGCTCTAAAATGTCATCGCGAATGTTTTGATTACGCTTCTCAATATTTAGAACACGGGTAAAGCTGTTGGTAATTGCCGCTGTATAGTAAGCGAAGGGGTTTTGTGATTTTGATTCGTCAAACTGTAGACCAATTTGACTTAACTGTAATAATGCCTGGCTACGCATTTCATCGTTATATGTGTAACCACGCCAGTTACTGCGTGTAGCATAACGTTCACATAACTTAATAAACATGTGTGCTAGTTTAGGAGTCATTTGTCCGTGGTCTTTGCTAAACTGGCCAGGATCTAATCCATCAATCCAGTGGCTCTTGCCTACACAGTAAGGACTGTAATCCTCTAACACACGATAGTGTTGGAACGGAGGAAAGTTTACTTTAACATATTTGGCTGGTGCTTTAGGTGCTAGACTAGGATCATCGTATTCTGTTTCAAATGAATCGTCGTCTTCCATTTCTTCGCGTAGTTTAGCATCGGCTTTTTTCTGTTTATGCTCGTCAATGGGGATATGTTCCCATGTCATAACACGGAAAACTACGTCTGTTGCGGGTATTTCTGTGACAGGTTTTAAAAACTCGTCAAGTTTGCGTTTGTTGCCTAATGCTAACTCAGCATCCTGCGCTTCCTTGGCTAAACGTTCAGCACGCATTTTGCGAGCTTCGGTGACGGTTTTTTTATTAATTTTGTCTACGCTAGTTACAATTATATCATAACTGGTGACACTTGTGTCTATAAAACTACAATAAGTTAATTTACTTTTATGTATTTCTTTAAGTATATCTTTATTGTTTAGGTAGTTGACCTTTCGCATAGTGGGTAAGATTCCTTTTAACTACATACATTATATAGCCTATAAATACACTATACAAGAGGTATTTGGTAACATGGCTATTTTTGCATTTGATACTATAGTTAAAGATCCTGCTACAGGACGAAACGTAGAATTTGGGTCGTTGAGCACAGCGTCACAGCAACAGATTTTAGCTGCTGACGAGTCTGCATCTGACGCATCATTGGGTGCAAGTTTTCAAGCCTACAAAGCCACAACCGGCACAACAAATTATGACATAGCTACTAGCGGATATATTGCAGGTCCTGTTAATTCCGCAGGCGGTAGCTACAGCACAGAACAAGGGTATGTTCCAGTTACCAGAGATGCACCTAGTTTTGCTGGTGGCTACTACGGAGATCAAGTTGAACGCGGTGGCGGTGGCTATGATCCAAGAAACATAGAACCATATACACAAGCACCGGACTTTAATGCAACCACAACATGGACTGGTGGCGGGTATGACCCTGATGCACAAGCAGGTGGTTATGATCCTACAACAGGTTATGTACAAGGTGCAGGTAACAGCATTGGCGGTCAAGCAGCAATTACAGAAACATACATGGGTGGCAAAGATATCTACGCTGGCGGATACTACGGTGAACAAACTGAAGAAGGCGGCGGAGGGTACGATCCTAGCGTGCAGGGATTAAACGATCCTAAAAATGCTAGGTTAGCAGTTGCAGGTATTAATGCAGGCGGTTACGCTGGCGCACCAGCACAAGAGCCTAGCGTGTCATTTAGTACAGAACCAGATACTGGTAATGCTGACATGGAAAAAGACTGGCGTGTGCGAATTAGTCTTTCTGAAAGAGCTAGATTTTTTTACAACGCTGTAGAAGGCAACGCTTTGTTAGCACCACTTAAAAAAACTAACGGTGTAATATTTCCCTATACCCCAAGTATTACAGTTTCACATATAGCGAATTATTCTTCAACTAACCCTACACACAGCAACTATTCGCAGAATTTTTACAATAACAGTGATGTAAGTGACATTACTATCACAGGCGACTTTACTGTGCAGAACATAGATGAAGGCAAGTACTTGATGGCAGCCATATACTTTTTCCGTAGCGCAACAAAAATGTTCTTCGGACAAGGTGACGGAGTAGGAAACCCTCCTCCTATAGTATTTTTAGATGGGTACGGTAGTCATTACTTCCCACATGTTCCTTGTGTAATTACAAACTTTAGTCACACTCTTACACCTGATGTTGACTACATAGAAATTCCAATGGCTAGTAAAACACTGACCACTACACAGAATAATACAAACTGGCAGACACAAGATAGATTGCCTGGGCCACGTCAACCTGCATTGTCGCAGAGTATAAATGAAATAACCAGAGTGCCAACAGCCAGTTCTATAAGTATTACATTGAAACCACAGTACAGTCGTAGAAATCTTCATGACAGATTTGATCTTACTAAATTTGCCGCAGGAGAGTTACTGCGTGATAAAACTGGCGGATATGGAGGATTCCTATAATGGCTAAAACAAATTACAGTAGACATAGCCCATATTTTAACACTGAATTATTTGGTACTTTTTTAGACGTAGCTAGTTTACCAGCTATTCCTTACGATTCAACTGACGTAGTATATCAGATAGATGCCATTTATAAACATCGTCCTGACTTACTAGCATATGACTTATACGGATCTAGTACCTTTTGGTGGGTGTTTGCTGTGAGAAATCCAAATACACTAAAAGATCCTGTGTTTGACTTTTTACCAGGTGCTAGCATTTACATACCAAAAAAAGCTACACTAACTGCGGCTTTGGGAATTTAACCAATGGCAATTTTTGCATTTGACACTCTGGTAGTTGATCCTAATACCGGAAGACAAGTAGAATTTGGTAGACTATCTAAGAACGATCAACAACTATTGTTAGCTGCCGACGAAGCACAAAGTAATGCTCAGCTATGGGGTGCTACAGTAGAACCCGCTCCAGAACCAATTCCTATCCAAGACACTGCATCCAATCAATTATTGTCTACAGGAGAAACCTCTACAGCATTTTCTCCGCAGGATCTAGGACGTGTTGCGCCTGATTATCGAGGTGGCTACTATGGTGATCAAATTGAGGGAACCGGTGGTGGCTGGGATCCAAACGAAGTATCAAATAAATCTGAAGTTGCAACCGCTGGAAATGATTATGCAGGACCTGTTGCTCCTGACTTCAGAGGCGGATACTACGGTGAACAAACTGAACCTAGTGGCGGTGGTTGGGATCCTAGCACAGCACCTAGTAATGCGCAGTCTCCAAAGTCTGCACCAAATCCTACTCCTTTAATGAATCCGTTGCACAGTTATGCTAGTTACACCTACGGGTTAAGTTTAGCTATGTTGACTATAGACGAATATAATCAAATCGTTAAAGAACAAAAGTATGTGCCTAAACGAGTATTAATATCTAGTGCCGGCAGACACACTGCGGCCAAGAGTGCAGATGATCCTAATCAGTTTGTTCGTGCAAAGTATTTTTCTGAAGACTTTTATTTTGATGATTTAGAAATGACCACAGTAGTAGGTCTGAACGAGCGCAGTCGTGCTACTAATGCTATTGATTTAAATTTTACAATCATTGAACCATACGGCATGAGTCTAGTAGATAGAATTATTAAACTAGCATCAAGCGAAGAAGTCAAAGCAAGAAATTATCTTGAACAACCTTATCTACTACAAATAGATTTTTTTGCTATAAATGATGCAGGAATTATTGTAGGTGCGTTGCCAAATCATACAAAACGTATACCTATTAAATTACTTAAAATGGACATCAAAGCCAGCAACAAAGGTGCAGAATATAGAATTGAAGCCTGCCCGTACAACCACACAGCGTACAATGTTGCAACACTAGCAACACCGGCACACTTTGAAGTTGTTGCAGGATCAGTGGCTAGCTTTTTTCAAAGCACTGAAGCAGAATCTTTTATTGCAGAAGCTAAAAACCAACGTGAAGATCTGTCAAAGCGAGGTATAACTGTAGGGCCAGACGGGCTCGCACGTGGCAGTACTGGCGAAGTAATTCCATTGACCGCAGTGGACCAACGAACTGCTAGTATTATCAGTGCTGACCCAATATATAAAGTTAAAAGCTATGGTAGTGCATACAATGCCTATTACAATGATTTACTAAACACTAAAAAAATTAAAGTTGCTGATAAGATATTTTTTAAATTTGCACCAGAACTTGCTGAAGCTAAATTTAAGTTAGAGAAAAGTCTAAGTTATCAAAATGTGCCTATGACAGAAGCCAGTGCAGAATTATCTGTTCGAGCAGGTAAAACTGATGCGGCCAATGCCGGTTTAGACTACAAAACTGCGATTTTCAGTATCAATCGCGGTACTAGTATTGAAGCAGTGATTAACTACGTGATACGTAACAGTGACTACATTCAAAATCAGTTAACAGTGGCGGCAGATTACGGCTCTGACTCAAACGCATACTTTGAAAGAAAAAACAGCACAAAAGACCTACCACTAAAATGGTTTAAGATTGTTCCTCAGGTAGTACTAACAGAATATGACAGTGTTAGAAAAGTATGGGGTCGAGAGATTACTTATAATGTGATTCCTTATGAAGTATGGAACACAAAAATTGCCGCGGCTCCTCAAGGCACTTGGAAGTATCCAGTTAAAAAATACAATTACTTCTATACAGGTAAAAACACTGACGTATTAGATTTCAACATAGAATTTAATGCGCTGTATTACACAGCGGTTACTGCATACAAAAAGCATATGGCTTCTGTTTACGGGCTGACAGATTACGATGACAGAGAACTAAACCCTGACAAATACATAGGTATAGAAGATCCAAATAATGCGGTACAACCAATGAAAGAAAACCCAATGGTTTTAGATTCGCAGGCCAGAGCAACAGGCGGTAACTATACTCCTACTAGTGCTACTGCGGTTGACGTACAACAAAGTCTATATGTAACAGCCGGTGGCGACATGTTGCAAGGCAGTTTACACATCATAGGCGATCCTCAATTTATCAAACAAGATGATGTTTTTTATCCTCCTTATAATGTTATCGACAGCTTGTCGGGCAAAACAGCAGTAGAACCTAAAACATCAGATGCTAGACTAATTGCTGACGGTAGTCTACACATGGACAACAAAGAAGTCTATATAGAAGTAACATTTAAAACTCCTGTAGACGTAAATGAAACCACTGGACTTGTTGATTTCAGCTCAGAGTTCCAGCAGACTAGTATGTTCAGCGGCATGTATCGTGTACTGACTGTAAAGAATAAGTTTAACGGAGGAAAGTTTGAACAAACGTTAGACATAGTAAGACTGCCGAGACAAACTAGTTTAGACTACACTAGAGATAATCAAACCACACAAAGATCTAACACAGATCAACCTAACGGTTTGTCTTCTATTACTCCTGCAGACCCAACTACAATCAACAATAATAAACAGACTTCTCCGGCTATGAATCCCGAAGCGGCACCGGGTAACAGACCTGTAGATGAAATACCCCCGATACTACTATCGTCTAACCAAAAAGATTTAGCTCGAGTAGTTGAGCAATCAACTACTCAGCCTATTACAGATGCTACGGAACCTGATTTGTTCCCGGCACCAGATTTTAGACCCGTAAGCGTGCGCGGCAATCAAGTTCCGGGCCAGGCGGCAGTTCAATAATAAGGAAGCAACATGGCAATCGATCATAGACAAGGCAACAAAGTTCTCAGACAAGAGCGCAGAGAAGAAGCGCCTGGTACTCGTGTTGACCCCCATCCCTACATAGGTATAGTGAAAAACAATCTAGACCCTACACGTTCAGGTAGACTACAAGTATGGATACCTGATCTAGGGGGCAACGAAAACGACAGTAAGAATTGGCGTACAGTGGGATATGCTAGTCCGTTTATGGGCACTACTAACATTCAACAAAAGGCTGCAGGTAGTCAAAACATAGATAATAAATTTACTAATGTTCCTAACACCTACGGGTTTTGGGCAGTGCCCCCTGACATCGGTGTGCAAGTAGTTGTACTGTTTATTGCTGGTGATCCTTTGCGTGGTTACTGGATAGCCTGCGTGAATAATGGACTAGGCGGGTCAATGACTCCGGGTATAGCTAGCAGTACTAACGTAGATTTAACACATGCCAGTGCAGATATCAAAGCAGTCTATCGTCCAGGAGTTCCTGCGCCAGTAGCAGAGTTTAATGAAAACAATCCTGATACGTTTCTAAAAGCAGATTTTTATAATAATCCAAAACCTATTCACGAACCACAGTACAGAGCGTTGCTAAATCAGGGGTTAGAAAGCGATCCGGTGCGTGGAACAATCAGCAGTAGCAGTCAACGAGAAACACCTAGTAGTGTGTTTGGTATTAGTACTCCGGGCAGACCTTTCCCTGACCCGGGTGTAAGAGATCCGCAGACATTTGCAGATCGTGTAGCCAAAGGTCTTATCACAGAAGCAGACTATGCTTATACTACACGTGCAGGCGGACATAGTATTGTACTAGATGATGGCAATATTGTAGGCAAAGACGTACTAATGCGTTTCCGTACTGGTCAAGGTCATCAGATTATGATGCACGACTCGGAGAATACTTTGTACATTTGCCATGGTGACGGCACTAGCTGGATTGAATTAACTAATACAGGTGCAATTAACGTTTATACCAACAACGGATTTAATGTACGTACCGAAGGCAGTATGAACTTACACGCTGATCGAGACATCAACATGCACGCTGGCGGCAAAATTAACATGAAGGCTGTAGCAGGATTCCAGCTTGACGCAGGTCTTATTAATGTCTTAAGTGATTCCACTATCACTGTGGGCGCAGGCGGCAAGATAGGATTCAAAGCAGGCGGCACCTTTGACGTAGACTCTGGTCCTATATCTCTACGTGCAGGCGGTAAGATTACCATGGAAGGCACAGATATTCTACAAAACAGTGGCGGCACTCGAGCAGTCAAAGCACCTAATCCTATACAGGTTAATACACTAACAGATACAGAACGTTCTAGTGCGGGCCAATGGTTAGCAACTAGCCAGCTGAGTTCTATAGTTAAAGTTGCTCCAACACATGAACCTTATGCTAGAGGACAACAAACTCCTTTTGCCGAACCTGATAGTGCCGGAATACAACCAGCACCAGCTTACAAAGAAGGTGTAGACAATACAAAAAATGCTTCAGGTACTAAACCCAATGGTGCAAATGAAAATGATCTACGAGCACAGCCTAGCTCATCTTGTCAAATTGGTCCACTAGGTCCAGAGCAAATGACAGCTTACTATGCGCAGATTGCCAAAACTGAAAGTGGCGGGCCATTGGGTTACGATAAGAAACGATTTGCCAGCGAGTATGAGGTAACCAATACTATTGGCTATGTAGGCAAGTATCAATTTGGCTACATGGCGCTTAAAGACCTAGGATACTTAACCAGTAATTGTAACAGTAATGCACAGATGAATAATCCTAACATGTGGACTGGTAAAAATGGTATGGATAGCCTAGATACATTCTTAAAATCAGCTGCAGGCAAAGCAGAGCAAGAAACAGCCATATGCGAATACACCCGACGTAACTACAATACCCTATGTAGAATAGGCGCAGTAGATAAAAACATGCCTCCCGAAGATGTTGCAGGTGTATTAGCAGTCAGTCACTTGTTGGGACCGGGTGGTGCCAAAAACTGGCGTAACGGTAAAGGTGGTGCAGATGCCTACGGAACTACAGGTGACAAGTACTTCCAAAACGGCAAATATGCTGTGGCAGCCCTGGCGCCTAAAGTCGCTACGTTAGATCAACCTAAAACTGTATAGGATAAATATTTTTATGGCTACATTTTACAAAGGTTTTAGTACATTAGTTCCTAATAAGAAGTTTCGTCTCACAGACATGCAACTTATTAAACAGGATATCATTAATCATTTCAATATCCGCAAGGGAGAAAAGTTAATGAATCCTAACTTTGGCACTATTATCTGGAACGTACTGCATGAGCCTTTAACTGAAGAACTTAAAAGTGTTATAACAGAAGATGTAAAGACAGTGGCCAAGTACGATCCTCGAGTGAGTTTTGATAATATCATAGTAACAGAATATCAAAACGGCCTTCAAATCCTAGTGGAATTACGCTATCTACAAACAAACGAAAGCTCTACCATGAGTCTACAGTTTGACAACCAAGCTAAAAAACTTTTTGCCAGCTAATAAAATACGCTGTTTATTCCTAAAATAAATACATTATAATAGGAAATAAGTATGGCAACTACTACAAGACAGACTAGTTTATTAGTCGCAGAAGACTGGACTAGATTATATCAAACTTTCCGCAACGCAGATTTCCAAAGCTATGACTTTGAAACTCTACGTGCTAGTATGATCAATTATTTGCGATTATACTATCCTGAAGATTTCAATGACTACATTGATTCTAGTGAGTTTGTTGCACTAATCGACTTGATTGCTTTCTTAGGACAATCACTGGCCTTCCGCGGCGATTTAAACGCACGTGAAAACTTTATTGACACCGCACAACGTCGTGACAGTATATTAAAACTAGCACGTCTGATTTCATACAATCCTAAACGTAATATTCCTGCTAGCGGGTTCTTAAAATTTGACAGCGTTAGTACAACAGAATCAATTTTTGACAGTAACGGAATCAACCTTGGCGGATTGGTTATTTCTTGGGCAGACGCAGGCAATGACAATTGGCTAGAACAATTTACCGCAGTGCTCAATGCCAGCTTGATTTCAAATCAAGTAATAGGTAAACCTAGTAACAGTCAGCTGATCAACAGCATTGTAAATGATGAATACCAAATTCGTTTGGTACCTAGTGTAGTTCCTACCTATTCGTTTAGTGCTAGTGTTGGCGGTACTGAGACTACCTTTGAAATGGTAAGTCCTACAAGTTCAGGCGAAAGCTATGTGTATGAAGTAGCACCTCGCCCAAATCTGCCTTTTAATGTTTTGTATAAAAATGATAACTTAGGTAACAGTAGTGCCAATACTGGTTTCTTCTTATACTTTAAACAAGGTAGTTTAAAATCTGCAGATGTGGCGTTTACAGAAGCGTTACCTAATCGTGTTTATAGTTTAACTGTGGATAACATTAACAACAGCGATGTATGGGTTTATAAATTAGATGCCAATGGTAATCCTAGCGAATTATGGACTGCGGTACCATCAGTAAACAGTACCAATGTTATCTATAACCAAAGCAGTGATCGTAAAATTTATCAAGTGGTAACTCGTGCTGGAGACCAAGTAGATATTGTTTTCGGTGATGGCGCATTCAGCGACATTCCTCAGGGTAACTTCCGTGTGTACTATCGTGTGAGCAACGGACTAGATTACAAGATTACTCCTAGCGAAATGCAAGGTGTTATCGTACCTATTAACTATGTAAGCCGTGCTGGCCGCATTGAAACTATCACAATTCGTGCTAGTTTACAATACACTGTGGCAAATGCTACTAGCCGTGACACTATAGAAGATATCAGACAAAAAGCACCACAACAATTCTACACACAGAATCGTATGGTCACAGGTGAAGATTATAATATCTTACCTTACACATTGTTTAATGATATTCTGAAAATTAAAGCGGTAAACCGTACTAGCTCAGGTATCAGTCGTTACTTAGATGTTATCGACGTAACTGGCAAATACTCTAGTACTAATATTTTTGCACAAGACGGTATGATGTACAGAGACGAATTCTCTGACACATTCAATTTTGATTATAATACTACCAATGACATTTACAGAGTAATTTATAATCAAGTAAATCCGCTGACCAGTAAAAAAGAAACTCTGCAATATTACTATGCTAATTATCCTCAGATTCCAGTAACTGATATCAGATGGCATAGAAGCAGTACTATTGCTAACGGAAGTACAGGGTATTTTTACGACAGCACAGGAAAAATTCTACAGATAGGTTCCACTGTAGGTAGTAACTTCAAATATATGATAAGAGGTGCTATCATAAGATTCAGTCCTGGTGCAGGCAATTACTTTGATTCTCGTAATACAATACAAACAGGTACACCTAGTAGAGCAGGTGACAAATACCATATTTACGCTGCTATTGAACAGCTAGTAGGTGACGGAACAAACAGTGGACAAGGTAACCTAGATGACGGTACAGGGCCAGTTGTTGTTAATCAGGTAGTGCCAGAAGGTGCTATAGCTGATAAAGTTTTTGCAGTGTTTAACACCGAATTTTCTGAGAGCCTAATTACAGACACCGTAGGGTATATTCAAGCCTATGAGGATTTTGGTATACGCTATGACGTTGACGCCAGTGAGTGGAAAATCGTTTTACCTGCGGACTTAGATCCAACGGGTACTTTTGACTTGACCTATGCTGGAAATACCAGCGGAACCAGACTGGATTCAAGTTGGCTAATTCGCTTTCAAACAGTTGGACAAACATATACTGTTTACTACAGAGGATTAAACTATGTGTTCCAAAGCGTGTTGGAAACTGATTTTTACTTTGACGAAGCTGTAAAAATATTTGACCCTGTCACAGGTCAAACAGTCTATGATCAAATAAAAATACTTAAAACAAATCCAAATCCAGATAACAGTAATCCTCTGGCACTGGACTACACTTGGTACGTTTATAAGAGTGTTGTTGAAGTAGATGGCTATCAAAACAGCAGTAAAATTTTAGTAACATTCCCAGACAGCGACAATGATGGGGTTCCTGACAATCCAGAACTTTTTGAATTGATTGTGGCTCCTGAAATAGACACTAACAGCAAGTATGTTTACTTCCGTAGAGAAGCAGGATACGACAATTTCGTTGTAGAAACGCCAGTGGATAACAACACAGTATTGAGTATATACAATACTTTATTAGAAGCACAAGTAGCTGCTACTTTATATTCTAATGGACAACTGTTTTATTTCCCTAGTACTGATGAATTTTATCAACTAGCAATAAGCGGAGCAACATACACATTACATAAAGTTAATAACTATGTAGCTAAAATAGGTCGACAAGATTTGTATTTCCAATATCGACACAATAGTCCTAACTATCGTCGAATTGACCCAAGCCCTAATAACATAGTTGACTTATATGTTTTAACAAAACAATATGCCACTGATTACCTAGCTTGGATACAGGATACTAGCAACAGTTTAACTGAACCAGTTGCTCCTACAAATGAGGAACTAAGTTTAAGTTATAGCACATTAGAAAATTATAAGAGTATTTCGGATACTATAATTTATAATCCTGCAAAATTTAAACCTATTTTTGGCGCCAAAGCAGAACCTAATCTACAGGCTACATTTAAGGTTATTAAAAATCCTAACGTAGTGATCAGTGATTATGATGTACAAACTTCAGTTATCTCTGCAATAAACAATTTCTTTGCAGTGGCTAACTGGGACTTTGGTGAAACGTTTTACTTCAGCGAACTAAGTGCATATCTACACCAAACTCTAGCACCAAATATTGCTAGTATTTTGATAGTTCCTGCTAGCAGTTCTAGCCCGTTTGGTAGCTTGATGCAGATTAATGCTGATGTAAATGAAATAATTGTTAGTGCTGCTACTGTGGACAATGTCCAGATTATCAGTGCTATCACTGCCGCGCAAATCAACCAACTTGCGTTGGGTTAAATAGTATATACACTTGAGAATGGTACAATAAATGGCTGTTAAAAAGACAATAAATTTTCTTCCAACGATATTCAGATCTGATACAAACACCAAGTTTTTATCAGCAACAATGGATCAGTTAATAGAAGAACCAAATCTAGTTAAACTATACGGATACATAGGCAGAAAATTTGCACCTACTTTTAAAACTGGTGACAGTTATGTTACTGAGTCCACAGGGCCACGTCAGAACTATCAACTTGAACCTAGTGTAGTTGTAACAAACAAATCCAATGAGATAACGTTCTTTAGTAGCTATCCTGATTTATTAAACAAGATCAAATACTATGGCGGTAAAATTAACAATCATAGCCGTCTATTTGACAGCGAGTACTATAGTTTTGATCCACAGATCAGCTACGACAAATTAGTTAACTTTAGCCAGTACTATTGGTTGCCTAACGGGCCAGACGCTGTTCAAGTTAACACCTCTGGAGTTGATTTAACGGAAACTTACATAGTTACAAGAGATTCCGCAACCAATCAATATATTTTCACTGCCGGTGGCAAAAGAGATTATAGTGTTACCTTAGCCAGAGGCGGTACTTATAAATTTATTGTTAACCAACCAGGATTTCCTTTCTGGATACAAAGTGAATTAGGAACCGACGGGGTAGTGAGTGCAACACCAACTATCAGCTCAAGAGATGTAGAAGGTGTTGAAAATAATGGTATTGACTCAGGAACCATAACATTCAGAGTTCCTCAAGCCAACGCACAAGAACGATTTACAACTATGCCCAATGTCTACAATGTAGATTATGCGGCACCGTTACCATACGCTGATTTACAAAACAAATTTATCAGTCAATTTTTAGCCAAGTATCCTGGATACGCTGGCATAACAGGTTCACTAGACGGAAAATATCTAATATTCATCATACCACCAGGTACTGAAAATTGGGGTGAAGAAGCATTTATAAATCCTACCGTATTAGACCCAGTATCTAATGCTGCTATTCCTGGATACGATGCAGGATATGTAGTGCCAGAAGCTAACCGTTACGGTGTATGGCAGGTTAGATTAATTAATGTTCCAGGAGTAAGTGAGAAATTAGTTAGATTAGTTCCTATACAAAATGTACAGATAGATGAAAAAGTATATGTCAAATCTGGACTAGTGAATGCTAATAAACAATTCTATAAAGACTATGACGGCTTCTTTTATCAAATACCTTTATTGACTAGTTTACAGGATACCTTGTGGGTACAAGACAGCGTATCTGCAGGCATGTATCAATCTCTAAAAATTGTAAATTACACTAGTTGGGAAATTGATGTTGAAAATGATATCTTAGGTAAACAAAATTACACTAGTCCTAATGGTGTAGAATTCACGTCAGGATTAAAAATAGAATTTGCAGAAGACGTTACTCCTGCTAGCTACAAAAACAAACAATACTATGTGGAAAATGTAGGAGATACTATCCGTTTAGTATGGGTAGATCTTTTAGTAACCCCAGAAGAATACAGAGCAGAAGTAGAACTTAACTATCCTGAAGGCATAGGCGACAACACAGCCAATGCAGAATACATCACTATCAATAGAGCCAGCAAAGATCTAAATCCTTGGTCTAGAAACAATCGTTGGTTCCATAGAGATGTGATCTTAGCCACAGCAGAATATAATAATACAGTTCCTGTGTTTAATCAAGCACAGAGAGCCCGCCGTCCAATCATACAGTTTGAATCAGACTTGCTATTAATTAATGAAGGACGTATAGGTAAACAGGCTATTGACATTTTAGATGTTAATACCATTGATCCATTTACAGAACTACAAGGAAAAACTTTTAGTCAAGCATTTGGTATAACGTTAACCAATGGTCTACGAGTTTTATTTGCTGGTGCTGCAGACCCACTAGTTAAAAACAAAGTTTATATTGTAAACCTTGTGCAGTATGGTTACGATTCAATCTTGCAACAACCAACAGGTGATTATCATATTAACCTAGTTGTTGCCGAAGACGGAGTCAGTGAAGCCTATGACACTGTGGTAGTAAAACAAGGTCAGTTCAAAGGTAGCCAATGGTGGTATGATGGTATTAATTGGAATAAAAGCCAACAAAAAACTCAATTACAACAAGCACCTTTATTTGACGTAGCAGATATTACTGGTAAAAGTTTTACTGAATACGAACGTACAAGTTTTGCTGGTACTAAGTTATTTGGATATTTAGAATCGTCAGCAGGTGTTGTTGATCCAGTATTACAGATACAATTAAGTTATCGTAACTTATCAACTCAAGGAGAGCTTGAGTTTAACACGTTCTTTAATACAGACACGTTTGACTACTTAGATGTTCTGTCTCCAGTGACGTTACCAGTATCATCTGGATTCCTAAGAAAGATAGTTAATAGAGATACTCTAGCACCTCGCAACACTTGGAAAACCGTAGTAGAAAATACTAAACAATATCAACTTGTTGGCTACGTAGCTAACGGAGTTGCTAGTTTATTTAGATTAGATGTAATACCAAATGCTAGTCAGAGTATACCGTATCTAAAAGTTTATAAAAACTTTGTATATCAAACAACAGATCAGTGGATGCTGATCGACAACAGTGTACGTTTAGTAAAAACACAAGAATTCACAGGCGACGGTCTTACAAAATCATATACACTAGCAGACTCTCCAATAAACGGTGTTATTGTAAGTCTTGACGGTGTGCTACAAGCACCTAGTGAATTTGGCATAGCAGGAAATGTTATAACATTTGTTACAGCGCCACCTAGCGGTGCGATAGTAAATTTCCGTACTATACAAGTACCAGCCGAAAATGATAAAATTGATATTTTAGTTTACAGCGATACTGTAAGCGATTTTGGTCTATTCCAAGTACCTACTAATTTAGAATTAAATGCTCAAAATATAGACATTGAAACAGTTACGTTAGGACAGATGCGTAACCACTTGCTAGCACAGGCTCAAAACAGCACAACTGTGATTGGCAATGTTCTAGCTATCAGTAATCTACGAGACATTGAAATTAAACAACAAGGTGGTAGCATTTTACAAAATAGTGCACCTGTGCCTTATGCCAGTTTATTCTTGTTAGATGATAATGCTAACTTAATTGACTCAGTAAGATACGCTTCTCTTGAATACAATAAATTTAAAAATAAATTCTTAGGACTGGCTACTACCCTTGAGGGTATTGACCCTAATGATCCAGTAAGCAGTGTTGATTTAATTTTAACAAACATTAACGCAATTAAAAATCAAACATTCCCTTGGTACTACAGTGACATGGTACCATACGGTACATTAAAGAATACTATTAATCGCACAGTGTTTAATCCGTTAGACAGCGACTATGAAATTACAAACGTATTCAATGACCAAGAATTAAGCAATCAAGCGGTATTGGTGTACCTAAACGGTCAACAATTAATAAAAAATACAGACTACATTTTCTTGCAAGATCGTCCAGCAGTTAGATTTATAGGAGAGACTCTGGCAGGTCTTCAAGTTGACGACATTATTAGTATTGTTGAATATACTAACACTGACGGTAACTATATTCCAGAGACTCCAACTAAGTTAGGTTTGTGGCCAAAGTTTGTGCCTGAACTATTCCTGGATGAAACTTATAGAGATCCTATAAATGTTATTCGCGGCCATGATGGTAGTATTACTCCTGCATTTGGCGACTATCGCGATGACTTCTTATTAGAATTAGAAAAACGTATCTACAATAATATCACAAGACCGGATGTAGATATCTTAGAAGAAATTTACACAATCTTACCTGGAAAGTTTAGAAACAACGATTATAGTATTGCTGAAATGAATCAAATTATCAGCAGAAGTTTCTTAAACTGGGTAGGCAGTACAAAATTAGATTTCAGTACAAATTCAACATTTAAATCTAACGATCCATTTACATGGAACTACAGCGCATTTGTTGATCGTATAGACGAAGAATTCTTACCAGGAAGTTGGCGTGCATGTTATCAATATTTCTATGATACTATACGCCCACAGTTAACTCCATGGGAAATGCTAGGGTTTAGTGAAAAACCAAGTTGGTGGGAAGATGAATACGGTCCAGCACCTTATACAGGTGGTAACAAATACCTATGGGATGATTTAGAAGCGGGTAGAATTCGTCAAGGTAGTAGACAAGGTATTGACAGATCTTTTGCACGACCAGGGCTATCTAATATTATACCTGTTGACGAAAACGGCAACTTAAAACCGCCAACACAAATATTAACTAAAGGTTACAAATCAAATCAAGCCAATAGATCATGGGCAGTTGGAGAACAAGGCCCTGTTGAGTTCGCTTGGCGTTTAAGCAGTGATTTTCCTTTTGCTGTTCAACAGGCATTGGCTGTGGCTAAACCTGGAAGATATTTTGGATTATTTGCTGATGCTTATAACTACACTTACAATTCTGATATCGGCCAATTCTTAACTAGATCAACTAATCGTCACTTGACACAATTTGATGTTAACTTTAATGGTAATACAGTTAACAACGAAATCTATAGAAGCTCGGGATATATCAACTGGATAGCTGATTATCTCACAAGCCAAGGTATTAATCCGTCTGTTAAAATTATAGACATGGTAAAAAATTATCAAGTCAAGTTGGCGTATAAAACAGCAGGGTATACAGATCAAAAATATTTACAAGTATTGTCTGAACAAGTGAGCCCTAACAGTTTCAGTGATAGTATTGCTATCCCAAATGAAAACTACAAGGTACATTTATACAAATCTACACCAATTAATACTTTAAGATACAGTGCAGTTATAGTAGAAAAAACTACCTCTGGTTATAGTGTACGTGGTTATGATTTGAACAGCCCGTTCTTTGTAATTATACCTAGCCAGGCCAATAACAATGCTTACAGTATCACAGTGCTTAACAGTAGAGCTACTATCTACAAAGATTATCAACCTGTGACAATCTCTGTACCTTACGGACATGAATTCGCCACTCAACAACAGGTAGTGGATTTCCTAGTTAGCTACGAAAGATACTTGACTGGATTAGGTCTACAGTTCCAAACTATTGATGATAATCTAGGACAAGTTAAAAACTTTGTATTAAGTGCTAAAGAATTCTTATACTGGGCACAACAGGGATGGCAAGCAGGAAACATTTTAGTTTTAAGTCCTATAATTAATACCTTGGAAATTATTTCGCAAAATGCTATTACAGATGGTATTGACGATAGCCAATTTGGTAGTAAAGTATTAGACGTTAATTTTAAATTAGTTAAAAATAACAACTATGACGTTTTCAGAACAGCTAATCAGTTTAAACTGACTCTATTAGAAGAGGCCACAGTAATCGGATATGCAGAAGTTGACCTAGTGCAATATGAGCATGTGTTGGTATTTGATAACAACACAGTATTCAACGATGTTATTTACGAACCGGTATCAGGTAGTCGACAATATCGACTAAAACTAATTGGTCAAAAAACTGCGGCATGGGATGGTAGTTTATACGCACCTGGATTCATATACAACAGCGGTGTAGTAGATCCTTGGGATCAAGGTAAAGATTATCTTAAAGGTGATCTAGTAGAGTATAAAAATCAATACTACACAGCATTAGAAAATATTAGTGCGGCTACTGACTTCCAATTTGATCGTTGGCAGATTTTAGAAAATAACGAAATCAAACGAGGCCTACTACCTAACTTTAGTATGTTAGCGTCTGAAGCTGCAGATTACTATAACAGCTACGGTGTATTAAAAGACAAAGGACAAGTTCAACAAAGCCACAGTTTAATTGGTTATAGACCAAGACAATATCTGTCAGATCTTGGCCTAACCGACACAACACAAATTGAATTCTACAAAGGATACATACGTCAAAAAGGTAGTGCTAACGCCGTTAATCAAATGTTGAAAGCAGTGTTTAACAACTTAAACAGTGACATTAGTTTCTACGAAGAGTGGGCTATGCGAGTAGGTGAGTACGGTGCACTGCATAGTAATCCGTATGTAGAAATTCCGTTAGACGAAAACGCATTCTCAGTTAATCCTGCTATTGCACAGTTTGTTCAAGGTGCTAGTTATAACGACGGTGATGGAATCTCTATATTTAACAGTAGCCAATTATACAAATTAGAGTTTGAAGGCGAGTTTGACGGCAATATTGCATTGACTCGTACAAGCACAAGTAACTACGACAATGATATTCCTACCGCAGGCTTTGTAAGTCCAGACGATGTTGATATGACTATTTTTGATTTAAATGACTATCAACAACTTGTAGCTGACGGCGGTTTAGATAAACTAGGTAGCGGCTTTACAATTTGGTGCGCTAAAGATTTTCAACGTCGTTGGAATGTATTCCGTGTAACAGAAACAGAAAATGAAGTATTAAGAGTAGAGAATAGTTTAGATAATTATATCACTTTTACTACTCGTTATCCTCATAGATTATCCAAAGACGAACTCTTTGTTGTAAAAAGTTTTGATGCAGCATTTGATGGTTTTTATCAAGTGTACAAAATTATATCTAACAAAGAAATAATGGTTCGTTATACCGGTGACCTCGGTGACTTAACTACATTAGAAGGTTCGGGGTTATTGTTTATTTTAGACAGTCTGCGCTTCCTATACATGGAAGATGCACGCCAATACTTCCCACCACACGGTTGGCAAGTTGGTGAAAAGATTTGGATTGAAGATGATGCTGCTACTTCATTAGTGCAAGGTCAACCGGTTGCTACACCAAACAATACATGGAAAGTATACGAGAAAAATCGTCCTTGGAAAGTTACTCAAGAATTAGAAAGAACTGTTAATAATACTTTTAGTAATGCTAACGGGTTTGGTACTAGCATCAAGATGTCTGAAGACAATCAGATCATTGTTTCTGGAGCTCCATACCAAGGCAACACTGGGGTAGTTAATACGTTCTTAAGAGACAGCAAAGGCAACTTTAACGAAAACTTTTTATTAGAACCTAATGCAGGTAATGCTAATGTAAAAACACAAAGTTTTGGCTATGTTGTAGATTTGTCACAAAACAAAACTACTCACACAACATACCTAGCAGTAGGTGCGCCACTAAGTGATGTTAATACCAGAGCTAACGTGGGTTTTGTATACGTATACAAGAAAGGCCCTAGCGTTTCAGGATTTAGTCCTGCACAAGTTTTAGTAGGCAATGTCAGTCTAAGTGAAGACCAATTTGGTTCTAGCTTGGCCTTTAATCAAACAGGTGATTGGTTATACGTAGGCGGTGTGGGCAACAACGGTAAGGTTAGCTTATATGGTCTGAAACGTTTTGTTAAAGAAGCCTCGGGTGTTGTTTCGATGACATCGGGTGCAAATGTCCTTACAGTTCCATTTACTAGAGACCCTAATGTAAGCTCAACAGATGCAAATAGCCTGTTGATAACAACATACGACAGAACTTACATTCCGGTTGTTGATTATACAGTAAGTGGGCAAACTGTTACATTTAGATCAGCCTTTACTGCTAATATAGATGTGTCAGTGTCACAAGGTCCATATTACACAATGTTAAATAACGGTGTTCCTTTAACACATCCGTTGGGTAACACTAATACACGTTATGGATATGCACTAAGTTCAAGTTTTGACGGTGCTCAGCTAGCAGTGGGCACACCAGACGACCTAGTCGGTGTGCATACCACAGCAGCTAATCTACAACCAGGCAAAACATACATAATAAACAGTCCAGGAACCAGTAACTTTGTTTCAGTTGGAGCAGCAAACAATCTGGTAGGTACCAGCTTTGTAGCTACAGGAGCAACAACAGGTAACGGTATAGCTATTGCACAAAATATTGGTGCAGGTAGTGTTTGGGTTTACGATCGTATCATTGAAGCATTTAAAGCTGACGGATCCAGCGACTACGAAACTCAAAGTAATATAGCCGATGTATACAGAGTAACCATTGAAGATGTTGAAGTCTATGACTACAGGATCGTTGCTAACTCTGGCGGATACACAAACACTGTTCGCTTCTTAACACCACCACCAATTGGTAAAGTTATATTTGTCGAAACTAACCAGTTTAACTTGCTAGAACAAATCACAGGTGATGACCAATACATTCAAGCTAATGCTGCATTAGGTACCAGCCTAACAATTTGTTCAAACAACTGTGCGATTTATGTAGGTGCTCCGTACTACGATGCAGGCACATCTTATAACACTGGTGCTGTTTACAAATTCCACAACAGAGGTCGTTTGTACGGCACTAATACTGGTACAGTAAAAAATCCGACATTCACACCTGGCGAAAGTATTCGTTTAGATAACTTTGAAGTTGTTGTTACAGGAACTACATTAGATAGTTTTGTCGCTGACATCAACAATGCGGGCATTTTAGGTGTTAGTGCAGTTAATGAGGATGGTTACCTAAGATTAAATTCTGACAAGACTGTGGCAAAAAATCTTTTACGTATGCTGTCAGGAACAGGCAACGTATATGTTGACGCAGGTCTTGAAGTGTTTGCTCAGATGCAGTTAATTACTAATCCGTTCCATACACCGGGTGAATACTTTGGTACTAAGGTTAAACTTGCTGCTAACGCATACATGTTGGTAATTGGTAGCGGTCGCGGAACTACTAAAACCTTTACTACATTTGATGCGCACGAAGATAAGTTATTCCCTAACTCAACAGCCTACGTTACAGTAGACGGTGTGATTTATGTTAACACAGAATCGTGGAGCAGTAAATCAATTGTAAAAGCAAGACTATTAGATAAATCTAGTAACTTAACTGCGGCACCTACAACCTATGATAACCAATCAACGGTATTCTTTGATGACGTTCACGGAAGTGGAAGTGTATACATTTATGAATTATATGATGACCCTCGCGACGATGTTGAACACCCAGGACGTTATCAGTACTGTCAACAGTTAGACACTGATAAATTAGATCCAGGTGATCAGTTTGGCTATGCGCTAGACATCGAAGGTACATATATTATCATCAGTGCACCTGGTGATGACGATGCCGGCGAAAATGCTGGTAGTGTGTTTGTCTTTAATAACCCTAAAATGACCAGAGGTTGGAATTTAATACACTATCAAGAAAATCAAGTTGACATTGACAGTGTGTCGAGAATGTATTTGTATGACAGCATGAGCAATACTATTGTAAACAATCTGCAATTCATTGATCCTGCTAAAGGTAAAATATTAGGTCAGGCTGAACAAGAAATAACCTACAAAACAGAATATGATCCTGCACTGTACAATCGTGCATCTAGTGTACAAGCCGGAATGAATCAAAAGGTCTATTGGGGCGAGGCACAAGTAGGTCAAGTTTGGTGGGATCTGAGTACAATTAGATTTATCGATTATGAACAAGGTTCATTGACATTTAGAAGTATTAATTGGGGGAATATATTCCCAGGATCATCTGTTGACATATATGAATGGGTAGAGAGTTCGGTATTGCCTAGTCAGTACGTTGAAAATGGCGGTAACGGCGTTCCTAAACATCCTGACAACAGTGCTTACGTGGAAAATATATTTGTTGACGCTACAAGCAATATTATTTCAACAAAATATTATTTCTGGGTCAAAGGTAAAACTGTAGTAGACAAAAACAACGCTCGCAGACGCATACCTATTTCTAGTGTACAGGATCTAATACAGAATCCTAAATCACAAGGTATTGCCTATGGTGCAGTTATACGTAATGATGCTGTTATATTATATAACGTTAGCCCTTACCTTTCTGCAGATAATACTGTTCTACATATTGATTTCCAAAAATCAATCAACACTAATATTATCCACAGCGAGTATGAGTTAATACAAGAAAACAATCCTAAAGCTATCCTACCTGTTAAAATTGTTAACAAGATGATAGATAGTTTAAGCGGAATAGATAGTGCAGGCAACAGTGTTCCTGATCCTCAGTTGAGTGCTGCAGAACGCTATGGTATCAGCATACGTCCTAGACAAAGTATGTTTGTTGATCGTTTATCAGCTATGGCACAATTGATATCATTTGTTAATCAGGTATTTGTTGAAAATCCTATAGCAGACAATTTTGACTTATCTGCACTAAACGATCAAGAGCCTTTACCTAGCAAAAAATTAGGTGAGTACCACGAAAGTGTGCCCACTAACATTGAACTAGGCTATATTGATGCAGAAACACTAGATGTAGGACATGTTGTATTAGTTGAAAGTGACGCAACTCAAAACGGACTTTGGGTGCTATACGAATTAACCAGTAACAAAACTTGGAATATTCGTCGCATACAAAGCTACAAGAACAGTCTATATTGGAATTATATAGATTGGTATGCTTCTGGCTACAGCACAACTACTAAACCTACTTACAGCGTTAATTCATATGTAGATGCACTGAAATTGCCTTATGCTGTTGGTGACATTATTAAAGTTACTAACATGGGCAACGGTGAATGGAGATTATTCTTAGTAGGTGCAGATAGATCATTTACTTCTGTAGGTATACAAAACGGTACTATACAATTAAGCGACTCTTTAAGTAATTTTGGTCAACGTGAGATCGGTTACGGAAATCAAGGATTTGATACTAATCGTTATGATCAAAGTCCTAATACTGAAATACGCAGTATTGTTACCGCAATTAAAGATACAATCTTTATTAATAACCTATCTGGTAAATCCAGTGATTTGTTCTTTACCTTGATTAACTACTTGTTGACAGAACAAAATTATGTTGATTGGTTATTCAAATCAAGTTTTGTAAGCGTTACACATAAACTAAGAACTCTAAGTCAGTTCCCAAGTTACGTTCGTGATAATCAAACATATTATCAAAATTACATTAACGAAGTTAAACCTTACAGATCTAAAGTTAGAGAGTATACTATTGACTACACAGGATCTGATGAATTCTTGGGTAGTATTACAGACTTTGACTTGCCAGCATACTACGACACTACTTTAGAATTGTTCCGTAGTCCAAGCGGCGAAGAAATTGAAAAAGACGAAGCTTTGTGGCAGACCGAAACATATAATCAATGGTATAACAATCGTGCGCTATCACTGGACAGCATAACAATAAGCCAGTCTGGTGCTAATTATGCTACACCACCTCTGGTTACAATTACAGGTGGCGGTGGTAAAGGCGCTACAGCTATAGCTACCATTGACGGCAACACTGGTGCGGTAATTGGTATTACAGTTACAAATTCTGGTGGAGGTTACACAACTACACCAACAGTAATTATCAATGGCAGTGCTTCAACACCAGCAGAAGCTGTGGCTTTGATGAAGAATTATTATGTAAGAAGCTTTGAAACACACATGAAGTTTGATCGTGTGACATATCACAGTGAAGTTAAAGAGTGGGCAGCTAATACAACATACAGAGCAGGTGATGTTATTGCCTACAGTAGATCAGACGGCGATCAATTGATAAGAAACGCTTATTCAGTAAAAGCAAATATTACAACAGGTAGTACCTTTGTACCTACAGATTATAATTTACTAACAGCTAATGTGTTTGCTACAGCAAATGATCGTATAGTAGGATTCTACCAACCTCGCATAGATATGCCGGTTATAGAAACTGTCACAAGAGAAATTACTGTAGCGCAGACTGTGAATAACAGTAATGTGATGTATGTAACATCATTACCAGGACTACGTAGAAATATGACAGTTAGCAGTAGTTTTGCAAACGCTGCTTCTGTCATTGAAGTAGTGTCGGGGGTATTACTACTAAGCGGAAACATCACAGCTAATGTGGGCGATCAAATTAGTCAAACACATGTTTCTAATACTTACATAAACACTGGTAATGTTATTACTTCAAAATGGGCTAATGTTTCTTTATATGCTAACGTTGAAATCTTAGCTAATTTATCTTCTTTATACGGAAACATAACTAACGCATATAGAGTTGGATCTTACCTGACTGATTATGAGTTTACCTTAGGCAACACAGTTAATATTGTAAACTTAACCTCTAATCCAGGAAACATGACTGTGACCAGTACCTCTGTTTATCCTGTAGCAGTTAATGTTACAGCAATACAATTAGACAGAGAACAAAATCAAGCACAGGGTAATGTATTAACAGCTACATATCACGGATTAGGTCAATTGGTCTCAAGCATAGATTATCCTGGAGTTCAGGTACAAGGTGCAGAATTTGCGCAGAACCCAGGATTTGGTGCACCTTACGGTAGTGTATTTGACAACATAGATTATGACAGCGACGGAACTCCATTGCTAAGTGAATCTTCACTAGATACTGTGATTCGCAGTTCGTACACTGATACTTTATTAGGTACACGTGCCGAAGATATTATTGTAGATGGTTCGGGATTTGTTAGCACATACTCGAGCCACGCACCTGAAGAACTGATTCCTGGTCGTGTGTTTGACTCTATAGACATGCAAATTTATACCAAGATAAATGGTAATACAGAAGTGTTAGGCTATCGAGTGTTTAACAACATGTTAGGTGACATGGTATATTCAAGAGTGGCTGATGCATATTCTACTACACTAACACAGGCATTGTTACCAACCGATACAGTAATACATGTAGCAGACGCTAGTGTGCTGTCTGTTCCGTTCCCAGCATCAAATATGCCAGGTGTTATCTTTATAGGACCAGAAAGAATTACCTACTATGAATTAAACGCTGATTCTAACACCTTAGGCAAAATACGTCGAGGCACCCACGGTACAGCAATTCTGCCGATACATGGTATAGGCGCAAGAGTAATTGATTCTGGAGCGAACCAATACATTACTGGTGCTAATGTTAGATACGCTAATGTTTTATCTAGCAATATTACAGTAACAGTTAACACAGCAAATGTAGGAAATACATATACTAGAACATTTGCAGCAGGAACAATATTAGAAACATCATACGCAAACGTATGGTTGAACTGGACAGCTAATGTTGGAGCAGATGGTACAGGACTTGAAGGTTCGACTACCACAGCTGCATTGTTCCTAAAAGCCGCAACTGCTGGAAACGTACAAGTTGCAACCGTATCTGAAATGATCACTACTGAAGATGCGGTAAATACAATAACAACTGAAAATGGTGAAATACTTGTTGAGGAAGATCAGGCATGACAATAAAAATTAGCGAACTAAGCAATTTAACCGCGGTACTGGCAAATGTCCAGATACCAATGGTTGCCAATGTCGCAGGAACATTGACTACGGTAAAAGGTAATGTAGGACAGCTTACTGATTACATTTTAGGTGCATCAGGAGCAGACTACGCAAATATTGTAGCCAATGCCGCAACACAAGCAGGGCAGATTGCTACTCTTACAAGTAATGCCGCAGTACAGGCGGGAGCCATTGCAGACATTTATAGTAATCTAGCAATTAAGTCTGGAGAGATAGCAGATCTACAGGCCAATGCTGCAACGCAAGCAGGACAACTAGCTACCTTGACTGCTAATGCGGCAGCACAAGCTGGCGAACTTGCTACCTTAACTGCTAACGCCGGAGCACAAAGCGGTGACCTATCTACGTTAACTGGCAATGCTGCAGTACAAGCAGGACTACTTGCTACATTAACAAGTAATGCCGCTGTTCAGGCCGGCGAGCTTGCGACACTTACTGCTAATGCCGCTGCACAGGCAGGACTAATTGCTAACATTTCTACAGGTATAGTTACGTTTGGCAATGTTATTCCTAGCGCAAACGTTACATATAGTTTAGGTAGTCCTTCAGCACAGTGGAAAGATTTATACCTAAGCGGTAGTACAATTTATATTGGTGGAGCTCAACTAAGTGTAGCCAATGGCGCTGTTCAATCAAGTGTGCCTATTGCCGCAGATATTGCCGCAACCACACTTAATGTTGCTGACACACAAATAACTTTTAGCCAAGGTAGCTTCATTGAAGAAACCGCAGTTATTGGTCAACCAGGTGTATACGGGCTAGCATTAAATAGTCCAGTTGATGGCATCGTAGGTTTAAATGCTTTAGATACAAACGCAAGTGTAATGTCAAGCGTGATTGTAAGTAATGTTAGTGTACAAGTTAATGTACAAAATACTAGTGATCCTGCAAATGTACACATATGGCAATACTTAGAAGATGGATCACTATTATGGCCAGATCTTACAGTGCAATCAACGGCATTTACATCAGATATCGCTACAACAATAACCAACACTGAATCTAATGTTACTGTACTACAAGGTAACGTTAATGTATTACAAGGTAATGTTGCAAACATATACGCAAATTTAGGTGTAGTTAGCGGTAATATTGCTTTATTAGACGCCGATGTTGGCAACTTGTTTGCAAGAATGAACATAGTAGAAGTTCAAGGTGCGTTTATTCTTGGCAATATTAGCAATTTAGAAAGCAACGTTACTAGTATAACCAGTGGCACTTCAAATATTGCATTTACAATGTCTAACACAGCGCATTGGACCAGTAACGTTTTCACGCTAAGTGATGCTATAAATCAACTAGCACAAAGAATTTATAACATTGAAAATCCTTAAAACACTAGGCTATGAATACGATAAATAACAATATTGAAGAAAAAAATGAAGCAACGGTCAAACAACCTCAACCTACAGCACGTCAACCTGACGAGCGCGGTGGGGTTCATGTGCAAGGCCATATAAAAATATTTGACCCAGAAACACAAGAAGTTTTCGTAAACGGACGAGCATAATATGAGTTTAACAATGAATTTAGATGTTATTGGAATGGTAAAGATTTTCGATCCTATCACAAAAGAAATTTTTGTGGATAAGAAAAACGCCATCCACTACGAAAACATGAGTAAAGCTATAGCTAACTGTTTAGCTAACAAAAATAGTTTGCCAGGATACGGTGGATTCATTAGTGAAATGCACTTCGGTAACGGTGGTACTACGGTTGACACTACAGGTGTTATCACATACTTGCCAACAAATACTAATGTATCTAATGCTGACTTGTATAATCCAACATATTATAAAATTGTTGATGATACTAATGCCGCCAATGGCGACAAAGCAAGAAACAAAATTCAAATCAGTCACACTGACGGATTGATTTACACTGACATAATTGTAAGTTGTTTGTTAGACTACGGCGAGCCAGCAGGGCAAGCAGTCTTTGATAACAGTCAAGACCTCAGCGGTGAATTCGTTTTCGATGAACTAGGATTAAAAGGATTCAGCGACGACGGCGATGGCCTAGGACCACTATTAACACACGTGATCTTTAGTCCTGTGCAAAAATCGTTGAACAGATTAATTCAAATTGATTACACAGTGCGCATACAAACACTGACTAATTTAAGTACTAACGCATAATAGGATAAAGAAATGCCATATATTATAACTACAAGAGATGGACAGACGCTAGGCACTATTCTAGATGGTACTGTAGATACGGCCACTACTGATTTAACTCTAGTAGGCCGCAACTATAGTAACTATGGTCAGGTAATGCTTGACAATCTGATTAGATTATTAGAAAACTTTTCAGGTACAGGAGCACCTAATGATCCAATCATTGGACAGCTATGGTGGGATTCTGGTGAGAAAAGATTAAAAGCATGGGCAAATAGTTCAACTGACACTAGTCCTGGTGCAGGTGTATGGCGCAACATTGGTAGTGCCACAGTTTCTGCTACTGCTCCGACAACCACTGTAGCTGGTGATTTTTGGTTAGACAGTGTTAATAAACAATTTTATGTATATGATGGTACTAGTCCATTCAGCGCAGCTGGTTGGGTATTAGTAGGCCCTGGCTACAGTGTAGTTAACGGTAAGAGTACTGCGATATGGGAACAAATTGAAGACACTTCGGCGGTATTACATAATGTAGTTAGTATCTATTTAGATGGCACTCGCACTGCTATCGTAAGCAAAGATTCTACATTTCAGCCTAACGTAGCTATTTCTGGATTTGGTAATATTCAGCTAGGTTACAACATGAATAGCAGTTACGTTATATACGGTACTGCTAACAATGCTAGCTATCTAGGCGGACAACCTGCAGCTAATCACTTCCGTACAAATATCAACAATACTGGTACAGGAACATTAACCTTAGTTAATGATAGCGGAATTACCCTAGGAGTTGGCGGTGACCTGACACTAAGCGTGAGCAATATCCACAGTCGTATCACTAACAATTCTAACGGTGGTAATGTTGAGCTTTATGCAAATGTTGGTGGTACAGTAAGCAAATATATAAACATCAACGGTAGCAATGGCACGGTAGAAGTTGCAGCAAATCCTACAACTACATTGGGCGTTGCCACTAAAGGTTATGTCGACGATCGATTTATTGATGCTAACCTTTGGGGAGTATCTACAGCAGTAACAGCACCAGTCGATACAGCTAATACATGGATAGCAACCACAGAGTTTGTTATTAACAATTCAGGTTTCTTAAAGAACAAGATTTACCAAGGCAATAGCTACATGGAAATTCTTGACACAGGTACCGGGTCAGCTAATCTTGCTATTGATGGTGCAAGTGTAATGACTGCTAGCTCTGCAGGTGTAAATCTACGCAATGGTGCGGTAGCAGTAACCCAGCCTGATACATACAATGGTGTTGGTAACACTAGAATAGCTACCACAGCATTTGTTAAAAACGCAACACAATGGTGGGACGGTAGTGCTAAATTTGTTAGCACAGAAGAACCAAATGTTGGTGTAAACGACATAGGATCCAACGATGGCGATTTCTGGTTCCAATACACCGTATAATATGGTAAGATAAATATTTAATAATAGGTAAGCAACATGGCATATAACATTACTAAAACAGACAGTACAGTGATTGGAACTATTTCGGATGGTACCGTTAATAGTTCTTCTACTAGTCTTGTGTTGATAGGTAAAAACTACGCAGGTTACGGCAACTTTCTAAATTCAAACTTAGTTAAACTTTTAGAAAATTTTGCCTACGGTACTGCACCTAGTGCACCACAAACAGGACAACTATGGTACGACACTGCAAACAGTCTGCTTAAAATTAGCACTGATGGTAGTAGCAATCTTTGGAAGCCATTAGCTAGCCTAACAAAATCAACAACAACTCCAACTAGCCCTGCGCCTATTGAAGGTGATCTTTGGTGGGATCAAGCATCTCTTCAACTTAAAGTCTACGGCGGTAGTACTAACGGGTGGATCACAGTGGGCCCAGCATTTAGTACAGTGGGCGGTACTACAGGATCCGTAGTTGATACAATTCTTGACAGTAATAGTAACAGTCAGGTTGTAATTAAATTACTAGTTGGTGGAAGTGTTATAGGCATAGTCAGCGGTAACACTACTCCATTTACTCCGCAAACTACAATCAGCGGATTCTCTAGTATCAAATACGGTATAAACGTACACTCTAGTGCTAAGTTTGAAGGTGGTTTAGCTAATAATACCAGCTTGTTAAGCGGGTTAACATCAAGTCAATTCTTACGTAGCGATCAAGATGCATCAACTAATTACAAAATTACCACAGGCACAGGCATAACAGGTGGCTTTGGTGTAGGTAATGTGTTAAGCATTGCAGCTACAACCAGTAACGTAATTATAACCAGCAGTAAAAATGATAATGATATAGAATTTTGGGCTAACAGTGCAGGTACAGTATCTAAGACGTTTAGTATAAGCGGGTCTAATAGACAAGCAAATTTCTCAAACGCTTTAGTAGTAGGTGGTGCAGTAACAGCCAACACAACAGTATCAGTGGCCGGAGACGGTACGTTCTCAAGCAACTTAACAGTATCGGGTTTCTTGCGTCCAGGATCTAACGGTGGCAGCAGTATTGGTGCTCCTAATAGATATTTTGGTAATGTTTATGCCAATGTTGTTACCGCAGGAAATGCTACAATCAGCAACGTAACTGTTACAAACTTGAATGGTCTAGCAAATATTTCTGCAACCACACACCACGGTACTCATGCTAATGTAACCAATGTTAATGCTTCAACAGTAAACGCATCGTCGTTCCTTAAAACAGCGGTATATGCAAACACAACAGTACGAGATTCATCTATAACCAGCCCAACTGCTGGTATGATTGTATTTGTAACTTCAGGAACTACTTTCTTTGGATACACTGGAAGTGGTTGGGTAGCATTAAATTAATAACAGCGAAATAGTATGCCATATATTATAACCACAACATCAGGGTCAACGCTAACAACTATAGCAGATGATACCGTTAATACCTTAAGTACTAGTCTTACTTTAGTTGGTAAGAACTATGCTGGATATGGTATATTTTTAAATGAAAATTTTATAGGCCTACTAGAAAATTTTAACAACAGTACACCACCAAGTGCACCGTTAACAGGTCAACTTTGGTATGACAACTCATCATCCTTACTAAAATTTTATACAGGCAGCGATTGGAAACCAATCCATACCAGTGCCGCAGGCTCAACAGCACCAACTAGCCCAGTTATTGGTGACCTGTGGTGGAACACCCTTACTTCACAACTGAATGTAAGAGGAGCTGCTGGATGGGTAATAGTAGGACCAGCATACACTAGTACGGCTGGTCTTGGCGGCGCCTTACAAGAAACTATATATGATAGCACATACCCAGCTGCTGGATCAGACCACGATGTTGTAAAACTATATGTTGCTAACCAAGTGGTTGCTATTTTCAGTCCTGATTCTGCCTTTACTCCGCTAGTAGCTATACCTGGCTTCACTACTATCAATCCAGGAATGAATTTGGCCAGCAGTTCAGTACTGCCGGGTAGCCAGTTCTGGGGTAATGCTACCAGTGCAGGTAGTGTAAGCGGTGTAAGTTTAAGTAACTTCTTACGTTCAGATCAAGATTCGTCTAACGGTTCTAATAGATTAACAGTAGGAAGACTACAAGCCGGTACAAGTCTGCTTATTGATCCTACACCACCTGACACACAAATTTATTGTAACAGTCCAGGTACAGCTAAAGATATTGGTATCTACGTTAACAGAGGTAACACACAAACCATAGCTCAACGTATAATTGGTACCACAGCAGGTACACAATTCTATGCTAATATCACTACAGTGAATATCAATCCTACTAGTGATAACGTAAGTGTAATTGGTAGTGGTAGTACTAGATACGCAAACGTTTTTAGTAGATCATTTACAGGCACTAACTTTTATGGTACATTTTATGGTAACGTAGTCAGTCCAACTGGGGGGGCAATAAGTAGTCCCGGCACGTTAACAGTTAATAGTGATAATAACGCTATTGCTATTGCCAATGGCGGTACCGGCGGTGTAGGTAATATTGGATCTAGTGCAAAACCATTTAATATTTTATTTGCTCGTGCAACATCAGCGCAATACGCTGACGTGGCAGAACGTTTTGCCGCAGACGAACCAATGACTCCGGGAACTGTAGTTGAGTTAGGTGGATTAAAAGAAATCACTCGTGCAGTTCGAGAATTATCAGAAGAAGTATTTGGTGTGATAAGTACATTGCCAGGCTTTTTACTAAACGGCTCAGCAGGATCAGATGAAACACATCCTCCGGTAGCAGTAAATGGGCGAGTACCAGTGCGTGTAATCGGTAAATGTCGTAAAGGTGATCGACTGGTCAGTGCAGGCAATGGCCTAGCACGTGCGGCCACAAGAAATGAAATTACAGCATTTAACGTTTTAGGTCGTGCATTAGAAAATAAAACTACAGACAGCGAAGGTCTAGTAGAAGCAATAGTCAAGTTAAATAGTTAAGGATTAGAACAATGGCATACCAGACTGGTGATGTGATTTTAAGAAATGAATATAATACCTTTGCAACTGGTAGTGCAACTGGTGCCGCAAACCACGCTGTAGCAAATATTAACTCAGTATGGGGAGTAGGTAACGGGGACAGAGGGTACGGACAGGGAACTACTTTAGCAGCAGTTGCGGTAGGAGATACAGTTACAGCGACTCAATGGAGTACATTAATTGCTCGATTAAACAGTATTTTAGTACACCAAGCTGGAACAGGCAGCGGTATTACTAGCCCGGTAACTGGAGATGTCATTTCAGCTATAGGTACTCTGTCAACTAATATTACTACAGCATTTAATAACCGTTTAAATTTTACTTCTCGCAGTACTAGCGCCACAAATACATTAACTGCTGTATGGAACCAAGCTACTCCTACATTGTTCCAACAAATTAGAACTGTGACCTTTGCCAGTGCAGATGCTGCACGATACTTTTTCAATGCTGGCGGAAGAATCACACTATCTTGGTCTGCATCTGCAGGTACAGATAACTTTAAAGAGCAATCATGGACAAATATACTAACAGCTAATCTAGCAACAATTTCATTAGATGCGCTGACCAGCACACGATCAGGTTCGGGTGGTACATTGACCACCGATGGTAGTGCTATTGGATATTATGACTTAACAACCAGCGATCAGCTGCTAATCAGATTAACGCAAACGCAGGCAAATTATACTACTAACTATGTAAACGTTGCAGTTAGATCAAACGGAGTACAAGGTAGTAATGCTGATACAGGTACAATTTTGACATTTACATCTTACTATGTTGACGATGCTACTGATACTTTTGATGATGCTATCAATATGACCATCGGATGTAATGTAATTGTATCCTATCCAGAAGTCACAAATATAGCAAACGTTTGGGGTGTAGTGACCACTGCAACTACACTCAACTAATTGACCTGAACACATTTTTTTGCTACAATAAAAGCACCTTAGAGTGCTTTTATTTTGACTACAACTTTTTGAGATAATTATTATTATGTCAACAGCAAATGAATTAGTAGCACAAATCAAATTAGCTACAGATTATCAAATAAACAAGCGTCTTCTTAAAGAAAAAATACTAACAGACTTACACATAGCTCACAACGGTGGTATGTTTAAGATCACGCCAGAGTTAATTGCATTTTTAAACTCTTGGGAAGATAGTGAAATATTTTTAGCAGACATATACGAGAACCCTATTAAAATTAATAGATTAGAATTTCTCACGCTATGTAAAGAGCAATATCACTTAGTAATGAATCAATGGCATATACAACATGACGAACTCAAACGCATTAGAAAAATCTAAAGGTGTTGTAATATTTGCTACTAATACAGAAACAATTGACTACGTATCTATTGCAAAGCAGTCTGCTAGGTTAGCAGAAAAGTATCTAGGTTTACCAGTCACAGTTATCACAACTGAGCCAAGTGATTTAACAAACAGAAGATACAACGTAGATTCAGACCAGTTTGAAACATGGCACAATCAAAAACGTCATATGGCCTACGAGTTAAGCCCTTACGATCAAACTATATTAATAGACAGCGACTATTTTATATTAGATGATAGTCTGCTAAAAGTTTTACAAACAGTAACAGATTATAATATCATCAGACACAATCAATATCTGGACAGTAACATCACTGAGCCTATGGGCAAATACGGATTAGAACATGTGTGGGCCACCGTGATTGCATTTAATCGCACTCCTAAAAGTAAAATGCTATTTGATTTTGTAGCCAGAATCGAGCGCAATTACGCTTACTATCAACAACTGTATAATATTGATGCGGCAAACTTTAGAAACGACTATGCCTTTACTATTGCAGATCTTGTGCTAAATGGCTACAGCCAAGATACATCAAATTATATTCCATGGCCTATGTTAAGCATACAAAATACCATTGATAGTTTGGAACTAAACAACGATCAAATATATGTAAAAAGCCGTGGAAAAGCCTATGTAGTACCTAAACAGAATCTACACATTATGAGTAAGGCTTGGCTGACCAGTGATGCTTGTGCTAAATTTGTCAAGGATGTTATCGGTGCGTGAGTTTAAAGAACAATTTGGTTGGGTAACTATTGCGCAAAATAGCGACACAGACTATCTGCACTTGGCATATGAGCAGGCAAAAAATATCAAGGCCACGCAGAAGTTAAACAGCTATACCGTGATTGTAGATGAACACACTGCTGAACATCTAACCACAGGACATAGAAAGACATTTGATCATATTATTATTTTGCCAGTGGACTTGTCTAAGGATGATAGCTGGAAACTTAAAAATGAAAGTCAGGTGTTTGCACTGACTCCCTACAAAGAAACAATTAAAGTTGAAAGTGACCTGCTGTTTACTCGAGATGTATCACATTGGTTGCCGGCATTGAGATTACATGATGTTTGTTTTAGTTATCATTGCAGAGATTATCGTGGTAATGTTGTTACCCAAACACCATATAGAAACTTGTTTAAACAAAACGAGTTGCCTGACATATACACAGGCATGTACTATATGCGGTACACGCAAACTGCAACAAATCTATTTAGATTGGTCAAACAGATATATTCCGAATGGGACACAGTAAAAAACACACTAGTACAGTGCGATAGTGAACCTACTACTGATGTGGTGTTTGCTCTGGCTGTTAAAATTTTAGGGGAAGAACGGTATACAATACCTACACTAGATTTCTTTAACTTTGTACATATGAAATCAGCAATACAAGGATGGAACGACAGTCAGCCGTGGATTGACTATGTAAATGTAGAACACAGCGATGTGCTACGTATTAACAATGTAAACCAATATCAACCTGTACACTATTATGAAAAATCTTTCCTTGGCTGAACAAGAATTTCTCAAAGCATTTGAAAACATAGAAGTAGTTGAGTATGTGGAAGATCTACGTGCTTACTACGACTGTGAAGGCAAAGTATACACATTTTCCGCTAGCGATTATCCCAGCGGAGATCTTTGGATTTCAATTGATAGAGCTTTATATGACACACATGATTGGCAGTGGCTTTGGGTTATTGATGGAAAAATTGTTAAACGTAAACCAGTGTACACTCGACATTTTCCATTGACACCTAGCGATAAAGGTGTTAAAGTAGTAAAATATCATGCTAGTGTCGTGGTAGAACCTCACGAAGAATCAAGCGATGTGGAGTATTATGAGCGTAGAAATAGTTGATGTAGCAGACTTAGATTGCATATATCTAAGCTATGATGAACCTAAGAAAGAAGAGTTTTGGATTAAGATTCAAAACATGGTGCCTTGGGCCAAGCGTGTAGACGGAGTAAAGGGTAGTGATGCAGCACATAAAGCGGCGGCTGACGCAAGTGACACAGAACGTTTCATACTTATTGACGGTGATAATCTGCCGAATCCTGAATTTTTTAACCTTCAACTTCATCTTGATGACAGCAACCGTACTAAAGTTTTTCGTTGGAAGGCGCGGAACGAGATTAACGGACTCCAATACGGCAACGGAGGAATGAGTTGCTGGACTAAAGAATTTATCCAAACCATGCGAACACATGAAGCATCAGACGGTAGTGCGGCTAACGATGTAGAGTTTTGTTTTTACCCAGACTACTGGGCCATGCACGACTGTTACTCAATTACGTACCCAAATCAAACGCCGTTCCAAGCATGGAGAGCAGGTTTCCGTGAGGGTGTTAAAATGTGCCTAGACCGCGGAGTGAAGCCTAGCGTTGAAGAATTTAACAAACGTGTACACAGTCGCAACTACGATCATTTGTGCATTTGGCACACAGTAGGCGCAGATGTAGAAAACGGCTTTTGGGCTATATATGGTGCACGTCTTGGTACATACATTACTATGTTAGATGACTGGTGGGATTATAAACAAGTACAAGATTTTGATGCACTGGCTGCACTATGGAAAGAATACGAAAACAGTAACGAGCCAGTGGAACATTGTCAGCGTTTAGGCGAAGTACTACGCACACGGTTAGGCCTGCCTATTGTGGACATGGATCCTGAAGAAAGCAAGTTCTTTAAGCATCACTATAAGAGTAACTTTAAAAATCTAGGACCAATGGTACGTGAGTAAAAGTGATTTTATGAACAGTGCCGAACAGATGCGCGACCAATTGGGTCCTGCACTGTGCCTTGCTAAATGGCAACAGGTCAGCTTACACTTAACCACAGGCATGACCAACAGTTGTTACCATCCACCTCTGCATGAAATACCTGTAGCACCATTAACGTTTTATCCCAGCGCCTTACATAATACAGCACACAAGAAAGAGCAACGTAAGTTGATGTTAGCGGGACAACGACCTGGTGAATGTAGCTATTGCTGGTCAGCTGAGGATAACGGGCAACTAAGTGATAGACATTATCGTAGTGGTGAACCTTGGGCCGCAGAACATTATGAAGAGATAGTTAATGCGCCTTGGGATATGGATGCTACACCTAGCTATGTAGAAGTAAACTTTAACCATGCTTGTAATCTGGCCTGCTCATACTGTAGTCCACAGTTCAGCACAGAGTGGGGCAAAGATATTGCACGTTGGGGTGCGTATCCTACAAGTAACAATCATAATGATCCTAGTTACTTTGAAGGCCATCGCCGTCCTATACCTGCACGTGAACACAATCCCTGGCTTGAAGCATTTTGGCAGTGGTGGCCTGAACTATACGGTAGCCTACGTCACTTCCGTATGACAGGCGGTGAGCCACTTATGGATAAAAATACGCATCGTGTGTTTGACTACATACTAAATTTTCCTAAGAGTGACTTGCACGTTGACGTGACCAGTAACTTCAGTGTTGAACCAGAACTGTTTAACAAGTACCTAGCTAAAGTAAAAGAACTGTGTACAGATGAGCGCATAGAACATTTTATGCAGTATGTGAGTTTGGATTCAGGTGATCCTGATCAAGCTGCATATATCCGCAGAGGCATGGGACTGCACCGCGTTAACACTTACGTACATAGGTATCTAACCGAAGTACCTTATCGTAATAGTTTGACATATATTATTACTATGAATAATTTAAACATTTTGGGTCTAAAACGTTTATTAGAACACATCTTAGAATTAAGACAGTTACATAGTCATAACTATCAACGAGTTTGGTTTGATACACCCTTACTACGCCAACCTACATGGCAGAGCCTGCAGATATTACCTGCTAGCTATTGCGCAGTGTTGGAAGATGTAGTACAATATATGAAGGACAACCCAATGCCTGAGGGTAGTTTTGTAGGATTTAAAGACTACGAAATACAGCGTATGGAACGTAACCTAGCATGGATGCGCCAAGGGCAAGAACTAGAACCTAAATATATAGAACAGCAACGTGCTGACTTTTATCGTTTCTTTAACGAGTACGATAAACGCAACGCCACACTACAATATGGTGTCAGCACATTTTTAGAAACGTTTCCGCAGATGCGAGAATTTTGGAACGAGTGTAAGTGGCATGCCGAAAAAGCCTAACGAAACATTAATTGAATACAAAGAACGTGTGATAGACACTAAGAGCGCCAGCTTCTGCGGTGCCAAGTGGTATAACGCTACTATCTGGCTAGGCTCAGGACAGACTACTAGTTGTCATCATCCATTACCTCACGCTATTAATCCACAGGAAATTACTTTTAATCCTAAGGCTATACACAATACACAAGAAAAGAAAGAACAACGCAGACAAATGCAAGCGGGTGAACGACCAGCTGGTTGCGAGTATTGCTGGAAGCTAGAAGATGCGGGCGCATCAAGTGACCGTATTTACAAAACAATTATTTACAGTGATGAGGATTTAGATCTTGCTTACAAAACTAATTACCAAGATGATGTTAATTTACAAACGCTTGAAATTGCATTCGACAGAACTTGTCAGTTTGCTTGTAGCTATTGTAACCCTGCTTTCAGTACTGCCTGGGTACGAGATATTAAGCGCAATGGAGCCTATGAGAATCTCGTATCTGACGGACGCAATCACTTTACTCACCCTCACGATAGTAGTCAACTTTTTACTCCTGATCAAATTAACCCTTACGCTGAAGCGTTCTTTAAGTGGTGGGAGTCAGACCTCCACAGAACCCTAAAGGAACTACGCATCACAGGTGGTGAGCCGTTAATGAGTCCGTACTTATGGAGACTTATTGATTGGTTCAAAGATAATAAAGGTAAGAGCAAGACCCGATTAGCAATTAACAGTAACCTAGGATTTGAACGTGAAAAACTTGAAAGACTTCTGGAAGCGTGTGAAGGCATTGAGCTTGACATCTATACCAGCAATGAGAGCCAAGGTCGTCACGCAGAGTATATTCGTGATGGCTTGGATTGGAGCCAATGGCTTGGGAATGTACTATATCTATTGGATAGCGGCAAACTGCGAGGCCTACATGTTATGTGTACCATCAATGCCCTATGCCTACAGTCATTAGATGAGTTCTTATGGGACATTGTTGAACTTAAAAAGAAATACGGTAAAGATGCAATTAACTTTACTCTAAACATCTTACGCTTTCCAAGTTTCCAAAGTCCACTAATACTACCAATTGAGTTCAGAGAAGAAGCATGTCGCAAACTTGTACACTTGTTTAATAATACACTAGGCATAAACAACGAAGAATTGTACAACGATTATCTACACGAGTTTGAGCGCGAGCATATTAATAGATTAGTAACATATTTAAAAGACGTAGACAGTCCCCACAGTGGTGCAGTAAGCCGTGAAATCTTACAACGCGACTTTAAGAACTTTTATCAACAATACGATCAGCGCCGCGGCAAAGACTTTAAATATACATTTCCGCAGTTGGCAGAATGGTACGATACCCTATGAGCATTAAAAAGAAAATAGTAGAAAAAATTCGAGGCAAAAAGTCTTATAACTATACCGACAGAATTCCTGTTTACATAGACAAAGATCAGCTTACAGAAGAACAAGCATATCGTTTAATGGAAAGCGATAATTTTTGTATGATACCATGGATACACCTGCACGGGTTTCCAGATGGTCGTGCTTATCCTTGCTGTTTAGCAGAAATGCACTTGCCTATAGGAAATCTCAGAGAAAACACCATGCGAGAAGTATGGAATGGTGTAGCCTATCGACGTATGCGTAAAAACATGTTGGAAGACAAACCCTGTAAAGAGTGTAAAAAATGCTACGAGCAAGAAGCTAATGGTTTCTTTAGTATGCGTAACAGTGCTAACAAAAACTTTGGGCAACACATAGCGTTAGTAGATAAAACACACGAAGACGGTACCTACGAGGACTTTAAACTTCGCTATTATGATATAAGATTCAGTAATCTATGTAATTTTAGTTGCCGAACCTGCGGTAGTCTATTTTCGAGTAGTTGGTACGGAGAAGAGTCTAAGTTATTTGGTAAGCTGAATCATCCGCAGTTTATGTATGCTGGTCGAGATAAAGATGACATGTGGGCCCAAATGCAAGATCACATTCCTTATCTTGAACAGATCTACTTTGCTGGCGGTGAACCTCTGATTATGGAAGAACACTATCGCATATTAGAAGAATTGGTTAAACGCAAAATGTTCCATGTGCGATTGGTCTACAACACTAACTTTAGCCATACACGACTTAAAGACAAAAGTGTATTTGAGTATTGGAAACTATTTGACAGTGTCAGCGTAGGTGCTAGTTTAGATGACAGCTATGCTCGCGGTGAGTATATACGTAAAGGAACTGATTGGGCTGAGATTGTAGATAATCGACGCCGGATGTTAGAAATATGTCCTAAGGTTGATTTTTATATCAGTAGTACAGTCAGCATCTATAATGCCTGGCATGTAATGGACTTTCATCGCGAGTGGGTTGAGCAAGGTTTACTTAGAGCACAAGACTGGAATATTAATATTCTACAAGGGCCTGATCGTGATCGTATTGATGTATTGCCCTTGGCCTACAAAGATCGTATACGAGAAAAAATAGAACAACATATTGCCTGGTTGAAACCATACGACCATTTAAATCGTGCCACTGCGGGCTATCAAGGTATTATTTCTTTTATGTATCAGGATGATAAAAGTCACCTACTGGGAGAATTCTTCCGAGTAAACGATATACTAGATGAATCCAGAACTGAAAAGTTTGAAACAGTATTTCCAGAGTATCAAGAGCTACGTGACTATCTAGGCATAAACAAAACACACGAAAATATTTGTATGCTACCTTGGGTTAGTATTGAAGCCAGTCCGGTGGGCACAGCACGTCCTTGTTGTTTAGCTAAAGATGAAATTACCAAGCCAGATGGTACACCATATCGTCTAACAGAAAATACCTTAGAAGAAATTTATCGTAGTCCTTACATGCAGGACCTAAGACAGCAGTTTCTTAAAGGTGAAAAACCTTCAACCTGTAATCGTTGTTGGGACGAAGAAGCCGCTGGACGCACTAGTAAACGTATCAATAGTCGTATTAGACTGAAAAATTATTATCCTATAGTTGACTGGAACAACACTAATCCTGATCAATTATGGTTTATTGATCTTAAACTAGGTAATATCTGTAATCTTAAATGTCGTATTTGTGGGTCATGGTCTAGTAGCAAGTGGGCCAAAGAAGAGATCGACTACGAAGCTAATAGATTTTCTGTGGCTAAAATTATGGGATATGATCGTAAACAGCACGCCGCCTACAAGTTCTTACAAGATGGTAGCTGGCCGCGTAACAATGATCTGTTCTGGGACAACTTAAAAGAACTATTACCAAATGTCAAGTACTTTGAATTCACAGGCGGAGAACCTTTCCTAATAGAAGAACACTTTAAGTTATTGCGCTACGCTGTAGAACAAGAGTATAGTAATAGAATTGACATACACTATAATACCAACGGTACAGTTTATCCTAGCGAGGAAGAAGTGGCCCTATGGCGCAAATTTAATCGTGTGGAAATCGCTGTGAGTATTGACAACGTAGGAGAACGTTTTGAATACGAACGTTATGGTGCTGTATGGAATGAAGTGCAAGAAAATATCAAGCGATTTAATCAATTGAGAAATGGTAAAATCACTACGCAAGTTTGTATGACTATCAACATTCAAAATGTCTACTATTTGCCTGAATTGTGTGCTTGGCTAGAAACACAACAGTTTGACTACGTTTATTTTAACATGTTACACGACCCTGATGTTATGTGTATAAATCGTATGACTAGTCAAGCACAGACAATAGTAATCAAACGTCTGACCGAACATAATTTTAATACCAAACATCGTGTAGAAATAGATAAAATTATACAGTTCATTGAAAACGGACAGGGCAGTGACGGCCAAGAGTTTCTGCGTAAAATGCGTCAGACCGACGAATATCGTGAACAAAGTTTCCTAGACACTCACCCAGAAATAGCCAAGGCCATGGGGTATGAATGATTATTTAACTACAGATTTATTTGGGCCACTTGAAGAAATTAAATTTATAAGACTGTTGAATGGATGCTATCGTGTTTTTAAACAGATAGATTGCGGCAACATTTATTTCATGCTTAACGTTCAACATATTGAACAAGTACCCGAAGTGCCTTACAAAGATATAATTATTAGTTTTCACACAGAAAATTTTAATATTTCTTCTCTACTAGAATTTTTTAATAAAAATAAACATAAGAATTTTTTGTTACTGTCTGATGGGGATCTTAATGAAAATTTTTGGCCCGATAATGTACGCTATGTAAAGTGGATCACTTGGGGAGACCAACTAAACAATGCTATCGATCACCACGGTATAGCTGATTCATATAAGAAAAAAAGTAAAAAATTAAGTAGCCTTAGTTATCGTAATGAGTGGCCTCGAGCTACTATTACAGGATATTTAAATGAGAGTTTTCCTAAGGAACAATTGGTATTAAGTTGGCATAATCAAAAGTTTGGATATAATATACAGTTACCAGATAATATTAAACACTATGTAGAATCAGTGATAAAGTTAGAATCAATTAAGTTTGATACCTTCTCAGAACAAGATAATTCCGCAATGAAGAATGGTAACTGGCAAAATCCTGCCTACACTGATTGTGTGTTTAATCTGACCAATGAAAGTTTTTTCAATAGTCATACCACAGTTAATAATACAATAGTTACTATGCCAACTCCGTATCTGACAGAAAAAACATGGAAACCTTTGCTAGCAGGACAAGCATTGATACCTGTAGGACAATTTGGAACTTTGAAAAATCTATCTAACCTAGGATTAAATTTTGACTACGATATAGATCTTTCGCATGATGATTGTATAGACGACTTTGATCGAATGAATAAAATTTTTAATCTATTAGAAACTATCAAGAACAGCAGTATCACTAAACTAGAAAATAATATTTTAACAGCCACAGAACATAATTTAAATATAATTAAATCAGAACAGTTTAAAAAGAACTGCGAAAAAATTAATTTAGAAAATTTTGAAAAAATAAAACAATGGATAGACCAAGCACACTCTGCCTAGCACCTTGGGTACACACGTACCTAAGTCCTCAGACTGAGCGCCGCATGTGCTGTGCATCACGCGAGCCTGCGCAGAACTTTAAACAATATATCGATACTGAATCTGGCACAGGCAAGTACATACCCATTACACTCGATGAACACTGGAACAGTGAGCACATGCGGAGTGTGCGCAGACGTATGATGGCTGGAGAAACCTTGCCTGAGTGTGAAGTCTGTAATGATAAATTGCTCAACACTGACGTTTACCGTAGTTATTTTAATAGCCTCTTCGGACATAAGTATGAGTATGTGCTAGAGCATACCGAAGCAGATGGCACTACTTCAGTAAAACCCATTAGCTGGGATTATCGCTTTAGTAACTTGTGTAATTTCAAATGTCGCATGTGCGGGGATATGTTATCCAGCGCATGGGAATCAGAACAGCGTCAACATAACATGATCAATTGGCATGATCCAAAGAATAATTGGATGCGCCCCGAAGTCAAACAACAAATTGAACAGTTTCAATCAACACAAATTGAACAAGAGTTCGCAAGTGCAGTCGAGAACCATCAAGTAGAAGAAGTATATTGGGTAGGCGGAGAGCCACTAATGTACGAACAACACTGGCGCTATATGCGGCGCATTGTTGAACTAGGAGATGGACCAAATGTCTGCGCAAGGTACAACACTAATCTTAGCCGTGTTAACTATCGCGGTACCAATCTTTATTACGACATACTACGTAACCTACGTGATTGGCAAATCTGCGCCAGTCTCGATGGAACAGGAGCAATTGGTGAATATATTAGAACAGGACTTGATTATCCTCAGTGGCTTGAAAACTTCCGTCAAGGAGTTGAGATCGCAAGTCACCGACGTCAGATGCGCATTGACTTCACGCTCACCCTCCCAGGAATGTTTGAAGTCACAAGAATTGCCCAGCTTGCTGAAGAGCTGGGAGTAGACATCTTAGCTAAAGTTGTCTTTAGTTTCTCACCAGACATAATCATGTCACCTCTGGCACTACCCCGGGATATATTAGATCCTTGGATAGACGAAATATTGGGTAACCTTGGCCCCGCAGTAGTTGAGCAAAAAAGGCCGTTGAGGGACATGTTAGAGAAACTAAAGACACGCCCTACATTTCAAGAGCAGTGGCCTAACGAATGGGCAGCCGGTCTTGTGCGAGGTAAAAATCGTATTCTGCAACTTGAGTCAATACGTAACGATAAGTACACATTAGCAGATATATTAAGTGAGCGTCCTCAAGCGTATGAATGGTACCAATCAATCAACTGTTAAAGTAGTACTACGTAATCCTTTAAATTTTAAAGATCAACTTGAATATAATATTCTTGTGCATGATAACGAACTAGCAAAAGATTGGATCTTAGGTCTTGAGCATCTATTACAATCAAAAAATCTATTAGAAAAAAACTTTTGTTTTTTAGGCTTCCCAAAAACACAAAGAACCATAGAATATCTCTGCAAAGAACTTAACAGACACGCATCCACAATTAATAACTTTTTTGGTGCAGAATATCATATATCTGATTATTATTCCCAAGACACAGTTGTAGGTTCTGACATGGGCCCTAATCACGAAGTGTTAAATGTACTACACAATCATTTTGAAAGACTACAAGGAACAGTTTGGGAACTAAGCAGTTATTACAAACGAGCAGACTACGACACCAAATACGCTATTCGACAATTAAATAATCTTTGTCACGAATTAGAAAATCTCATATTAAGCAAAAGAAAATTAGAGATTATGCCATATTGGGTGCGCCCTAGTCAAATCACAACGTTCCTCAACAGTCCAAGATATGAACTACGTGATGAACACAGAAAATTGTTTTTATCCAATGGATATGATCGCGTACTAGGTGGGGTATACATGCACTGGACTCAAATAGGAAAAACCTTGTACGAAGTATTTCGTGATGAAGGTGCGCCTGAATTAACAGATACAGTTTGTGAAGCCATAACTGAATTAAAATACTACAGCGGAGAGTTTGATGTTGAATGGGGCAACGATGTAGTATATGGTGGTAGCCAGGTATGGCACAACATTGAACAAGTAAATTTTAGAAAGTGGCTAGCAGATAATGGCAGAGATTACCAAGACCCTAAACTTAGTTTAGGATATCTCCCAATTGGCCAAGTTGATTTGCTGGGCAGTTTTGGTACTACAAATTACCAAGATATATGGGATCAATTGAGTTCTCATTTAGATATATATAAAATTGAAGTGAACAACATAAGTTGCACGTATGATTATTGTTGGAGTGATTCAACATACGAACAACAACAAATAGATATTATGAGGCCAGGATATGACTATAGTAGTAGGGGGTGATAGTTTTATATGGGGTAGCGAGTTAGCTGACTGTGCGATTCCTTATAACAACATAACCAACGAGCCAGCAAGACAAGTAATTAGTCAAAGTACATTTACAGCACTGTTGGCTCGAGAATTAGGACAGCAATACGAGTGCGTGGCCTATCCAGGATTTGCCAACGGCGCTATTCGTCGCACGGTTATGAACGCATGCGAAAAAAATTCTGACATTGATTTAGTTTTTGTGTGTTGGAGTTTCCCTAGTAGATTTGAATTTCGATTTGATTATGATACTGGCGAAAAATGGCGCAATTGGTACAACATAACTCCATGGAGCATCCTTGACAATGTTGAAGATCTAAAAAAAGATTTTAAAACAGATAATGAAATAATCTTGCAAAATCATATAGATCATTTAGAAAGAGCCAAACGAACAGGAACTAGTGATTTCGCTAAGTCTTTTTATAAACACATAGGTAACAGCGGAGTTTGGCAGTTGTGGAGTAGCTATACTGAGATTGTATTATTACAACAATATCTTACTTTAAAAAATATACCCTATATCTTTACCGCAGTAGATGAATGCCTATTAGGCAATCTTAGACACTGCCCTGACGAATCTCTAAAAATTTTACATTCACAGATAAATTTAGATCGTTGGATTTGGTTTCCAGGTAATCGAGGTTTTTATACATGGGCAAGAGATGAAAAATATCCGTTCGGTACAACACACCCATTAGAACTTGCGCACAGTGACGCATTTAAGCATATCAAGGAGAACTATAGTGAATTGGTTTCGCAATATTATAAACAGAATTAAGTTAGAAATTAACTATCGAAAAAAATTAAAAGAACTACGTAAAAGAGATCCGTTTATCTACAAATAATGAATATACTAGGAATCTCAGCTGGATTTCATGATGCGGCTGTAACAGCCGTGAGTAATGGAAAAATTGTATTTGCTGGGCATAGCGAACGCTACAGCAAACTTAAACACGACAGTGAGCTGCATCCAGATTTAATTAAGGATGCACTCAAATATGCTGGGTCGTTTGACTGCATAGCCTACTATGAAAAACCCTGGCTCAAACGTACACGTCAGCTGTATGCTGGGCAGTATGGAGAAGTATTTAAGACACACGATCTTAAAGGGCAGTTACAAAGAGTTGCACCCAACGCTGGGTTACATAATTTACCAATCAAATACTTTAATCATCACCTAAGTCATGCGGCAGCTGGATTTCAAACTAGTCCATTCACTGATGCCACTGTGGTGGTTATCGATGCCATAGGCGAGTGGGACACTGCTAGCATTTGGTCAGCACACTATGATGAAAAGGGTGGTGGTGTACGATACAAAAAACTGTGGAGTCAGCGTTACCCGCACAGTATTGGCCTAATGTACAGTGCCTTTACCAAAGACGCAGGACTCAAACCCTTAGACGAAGAATATATTTTAATGGGTATGAGTGGTTGGGGCAAGTATGACAGTATTGCTGATATTAGACTAAGACGCAGTGTCATCGACAGCGAGCAAGACATTACGTTTCAACACAATTTTCATCTTGGCGTTCCTGAAGAAGTAGTGCGTCCGCATGATGATATGAACATGGCTTATCATGTGCAAGAGTTGACAGAAGATCTAATAGGTAATATAATGTTAAGAGCTCGAGACCTAGGAGCCAGTAAGAATTTAGTTTATATGGGAGGAGTTGCGCTAAATTGTTTAGCCAACAGAATATTAGGTGAGTATTTTGATCGTATATGGATTATGCCTAATCCTGGTGACGCTGGTAGTAGCCTTGGTGCC